ACCATCACGCCCCTGATAGTTATCGTTCTGGATATGGCCCTGGACAACTACCTTGCTCCCCTTGTGCAGATACTTCTCAACAAACTCAGCGGTCTTACCGAAAGCCTTGAGATTGTGGAAGAAGTCAGCATCGGCCTGTCCTTCACGCTTGAACCTTTTGTCTACCGCAAGCGAGAAGGTGGCAAATGCCTTACCATCCTGCGAGTAACGAACTTCCGGGTCCCTTGTCAAACGTCCCATCATAATTACGATATTCATTGCTTAAACCTCACATTTCTGTCCGGGAACTGCGATTCTGCAATCAACCCCGGAAAAATTATTAACAAGTGCCGCAAAAACTTCATCCGGCTCAGTAGCTTCACTTGACAGGTGGCAGGCAACTATTCGTCTCAGCTTTGGTGTCTGATTGGCCTTAATGAAGTCGATAGCCGTGTCAAGGCTCATGTGACCCCCATAGACATGCCGCCTCTTGGTTTCTTCCTCGGTAACGTACTCTTCCTGATAATCAATGCCGATAAGGATTGTGGACGGTGCGTACCTCTTGAATGTCCACCGGCAGAACTGGCAGTCAGTCAGATAGACCGTGCAACCCATTTCGGGATGGTGAATAAGGTATCCGTAAATCGGGCAAGGAGAACCATCGCCGTTTGTATGAACCCATTCATGTTCAGCATCATCCAAGGGAAAAGGTACTATCTGGTAGTCGCCAAACCTGACAGCCTTGTGAGAACCATCCTCTGAATAAGGCTTACAGACCGGGATTCCCATGCGCTCAAGATTTGTCACCGAAGCAGCATGATCCTTGTGGTGGTGAGTAACGATACATCCTACAATGTTGGTTACATCCCAATCACAACCGGCCTTGATAGCCTTGATATTGATTCCGGCTTCAATCAGGAGCATCTTACCGTTGCCATCCTTGAGGATATGGAGATTACCGTCTGAGCCAGATGCGACCGTTTTGAGAATCATCTGTCAGCCTCCCATATAAGGAAATGGGCATTCCCAGTTCCAGGCATTGCAACTGTGATACTCCCTGATTGAATCAAGCGTTACAGCCCCGGCAACCACTTCAAGTTCGTGGATAAACTGCATACCCATCTCAATTCCGTAGAGGCGAATGTCTACGTTATACTTCTGAGAAACAGCCATCCAGTTCTCTTTCACGAAATCCCACGCCTGTTCAATGGGAAATGCAGCAACTACAACCTCGTTGCCATCATCAGGTTCAGACAGATACATGTTGTGCTTCACCGACAGGAACGCCCTTCTTGTTCCGTCCACATATCCACTGCTTCCTTCCTGGATGTTCACATCGATATATCCATCGCCCTCGCCACCTCCGTCAACGACCGCCTTATCGACTCCATTTTCGAAGAATCGCTTGACGTTTTCGAACTTGCCCCGAACCTTCAGGCATCCACTAATCCAGTTAGGCATCTTTCTTCTCCTTCCTCAATTAAAATGCCAATACAATACAAGCAGAATGACAATCACGAATGAAATCCAAAACGGCGAAAGCACCCACACCCACGGCCAGCCGATAACGTGTACCAGTTTCAGAACGATGAACACGATTCCTAATACCTCAAGAACACCAAGACCGCTCGATGAACCAGAATCCCTCATTTCTTGCCCTTCCTCTCCATAAGCCGCCGTTCAGCACGATTTGTACCGTTACCCTTCCTCAGTGAGTAGGCTGTGTTCGTGATTTCCTGTCTCACCTTCCGGCTCCGCTTCAACATAATTTCCCTGCGATTCATTCCTTTTTGCCACCTCCTCAATCGCCGCTACGACTACATGTTTCCTCGCATCACTCATTTCCGATGCGTGAAGTTCTGCGAAGAAGTCATTGGTAAAATCGCCAAGCTGAACAGCTATCTCTCTGAGTTTCACACCCTTCTCTACAGCCAGGTGGTGAATGTCAGAATTTGTCAGCCGGTTAATAGGCATCTCCGTCATTTGATCCTCCAATCTTGTCATTTCTCGCCGCAATGACTATGAATCCGGTATTGGCGATTATCAGCAGTGCCAACACGCCTATCACAATCAGGGCAATCTTGCCATCATCCATTAGAACTCCCTCTTAGGACCACCATGCCGGTGAGCATTACGGACGCAGGATTCTATCTCGCTGTCCTTTTTCTTGCAATAATCAGCCTTCTTAGCGTTGATGACTGCTTTGTAAATGAGAAACGCCTTATATTCCTTACAGTCTTTATGACAGCCAAGTGTGCGTTTGGTGCAATCCTTACAGCCTGTACAAGTGTTAGCCATTGTTTTCCTCGCTCCAAAACAACGCCATATAGAAAACCTTTTTGTCCTTGCCGTAGCAATCGACCAGTGTCATCAGCGCATCCTCGGCATCTTCCTCTTTTGTGAACTCGGCAATCGCTGTCGGGTCCTCAGTTAAAGGATTAGCCCCCAGGGGATAGAGGACTATATCATAACTGACTTCGGCCCTCCATCCCACCTTCTTCTCTATTCCAAGCATCACCTGTTCAAGAGGGAAAACCGTCTTTCCGTCCTGTGATACTACGATCATGTCAGCCCTCCGCAAACGGATTGTCAGCGTTTACTTCATCGGCAGTCGGAACCTCAGTGAACTCAGCGTCAGTGAACTCGGAAGTATTCGCACCGGCTTCAATGGCCTCGTGTGCCTCTTCGACTACATCCACCTGGTTATCCACATAAGTCACGGAACCGTCATCATTGACGACACCCATATCAGCCACGACCGCCCTCTGCATTTCGACCGACATAATGCCCCACTTCCTGATAAGAGTACGGATCATAGTCTTTTCAGCCATTGCGTCAAAGTTCGTGTTCCAGATGGACCTCCTGGAGCCGTACTTCTTGTCGCTCTTGTAAGTCTGGCTGTACTTAGATGCGTGAGCCTCCATCTTTGCGTAAGGCCAGTAGATTTCCTTGCGATAGCCGTTCAGAAGTTCAAACATGGCGTAGTAGCCGACCGTCTTAGCCTTTTCCCTCACTTCCGGGTCCATGATAGGCTCAAAGACGATTTCCTCAGTGATGGGATTGTAAGATTTAAGTTCTCCCTCCTTAACAGTGGAAACGACCAGTTTGCGATACTGTCCGCTCCTGATGGCAAGCTGTTTGTATCCGGCAGCTCCTATTTCAAATACTGCCTCCGTCACGCCCTTCTTGTTATCCTTGAAGGGAACCGGGTAAGCCTGTCCCATTGCCGGTGAAAGCGAAAGGTTGAGGCTGTGAGCGGTAAGTGAAGCATTGAGCATAGAGTTGTTGGTACATTCCTTCAACTGCGGATTGGCCTGTACAACTGCGACCGTATCAGCGATAAATCTCTGAGTAGCCTCCTCACCAATCACCGAAACGATGTTGGCCTTGACTACGGGATTGTTGAGATATGTTGCAAGTCCTGTTTTCTGCTTTGTTGCTACTTCATTAGCCATGATGCTTTTCTCCCTTCTTTTTGAAATCAGCTTTGAAGTTCCTGCCGGTCTGAACAAGGTCATCAGAATAATGCCAGGAAGTATAAACTCCGTCATACCAAAGGACCTCGAACTGTTCCAAGTAGCCTACTCTGCGACCGATGATAATTCCTGCATCGTCAGGCTCACCCTCACGATGAACTTCATCAAAGATTTTCAACAACGATCTGTCCCCCTTCCGTATCCTTTGCCGTGAGAAGGATTAACTGTGTGTTTGCCAGTTCCTTGACCTTTGCAAGCGTCTCCGCAGTAGCGATACCCGCCTCGTCAATAAAGACCGGCAGATAGGTGTCGTAGAATCTCTGGAGAGTGGTCACAATGTCAACCATAGCGACCATCTTCTCACCACCAGAAAGGCTGTCATAAGGCGTGTAGCCAATCATCGGGACCAAGCACTCCTTATATTCGCCGTTCTTCTGGTAATCAAAGAGTTTCCAGGAAACGGCCTTGAAGTGAGAATTGATACTCTCTGTGAGCATTTCATTCTTCGTTCTGCCGAAAAGAGCAATCTGAGCCTCAATCATTTCCGTTCTGGCGATTGCCTGCTCGTATTCAGTACGCTTGTTCCCAAGTTCATCAACCCTGGCCTTGGCATCAGCAACACGAGCGATCCTTGCCTTTTCAGCCTCGATTTCATAACGGATATGGGAGGCTTCATCTGCCATAGCGTTGGTATCGGGGGCCTTTGCAATCTTGCCCTCGATTTCCGCTCTCTTGGCATCAATGGCGTTGATTTTCTCGACCGCCTCCTTGTAACCAGGAACCTCATTGTCGTGAAGGGAACAAGCTACCTTCTTGGCTTCATCAACCTTCCGGCGCAGTGCTTCACGCTCTGATTCAAGAGCTTTCACTGTCGCCTCGTCCTTTTCCAGAACCTTCTTACCCTTGGCGAGGTTGTCTGAATACTTCTTGATTTCAGCCTCGCTCTTTGCGATTGCATCCCCAAAGGTTTTCAGATCCTTTGCCTTACGGTTTTCAAATTCAGCCCGGATAGCGTCAGCGTCTTTCTTATCAAGAGGACGATGGCAAGTGGGGCAGATGGTTGAGGATTCATCAAACTGAGCGGACTTTCTCGATGCGTAAGAGGCTTCAAGTTTGTCCTTATCATATTTGAGACTTTCGATTTTTGTCTCAAGACCGGCAATCTTAAGCCGGGTATCGTTCAGCTTGTCTTTTGCCTCCTGAACCTTATCACCCATTGCAACGGCGGCATCTATGGCTTTGCTAACCTTGTCGTTGTTGTCCTTGTTCGCCTGTTCCTTCGCCTGTAAGAACGCCACACGGACTTCCTCACACTCCCTGTTGAGCCTCGTAAGTTCCGCTCCGAGATTGGCCTTGGCTTCAACCGCCTTTGCCATCTCAGCCTTCTTAGCTTCAAAGGCAGCGGTCAGGGATTCAACCTTGCCATCTTCAAGAGGAACAATCTGCCTCTGAGCCTCGCTGATTCTCGCAATGAGAATGTCACCGTTCTTACCGTACTCAGCAAGGATTTTCCGTCTGGTAGCTTTCTGCTGTTCACCAATCTCTGTGATGGTGTAGTTGGTGAGGAGTTCTGCCAGTTCCTTTGTTCCGGCCTTCTTAGCGATTTCAAGGTCAGGGAGCGGATTTGCCATAGAGAACACGGTCATCCGGGCCTTGTCCTTCGACTTCTTATCGCCCATTGCCTGATTGACAAATACTTCGGGATGGGCCAGAACCGTGAACAGGTCCATATCAATGCCACGTTCAGCAAATGCCTTAACAGCATCCCTCTCAGCCATGGCTACCGCATTGATCGTGTAGGTGTTGACCGTGGTGGTCTTGCGATTGCCGTTTGCATCGGGCTTTGAGAACCGGGTTTTCTGCGACCTGATAATCTCGACCGGCTTTCCATCTACCTCACAGTTGACAGTAACCTGAGTTTCCGCTGAATCGGCAGGCTTATTGTTTGGGGCGATTGTCGGGTTAGCAGTCAGTGAGTAGTCCTTGCCACTCATTGAATACATGTAACCGTCAGCGATTGTAGTCTTGCCTGATCCATTCGGGCCGAGTACCACGTTCAGTCCAGGACCAAACTTGTATTCAGCACTCGCACATCCTTTGAAGTCGTTCAGCGTAATGCTGTTGATTTTCATGTTGCTCATTTGCTCCTCTTTCTCCTCCTTCTAAACCATTCCAGGTTACTAAGAACCACGATTGCCAGATAGTTGAATGCCAAAACATTGATGACCCAACCGATTGTGAAGCTGTCGCATACATATCCGCTTACCAGATAGATTGCCAGTGCTATTTCGGCTGAGACGAAAATTGCTGTGTCATGCAGGATTGAGAAAGCCCTTCTCCTTCTCGCCTGTTCTGCTGTGAGTTTCGGTAACATCCCCTTTGTTCTCCCCTTTAAATGTTCCACCATTTCCTTTCGATGGTGATTGTTCCTCTTTCCCACCGGCTTCTCAGACCTTTCAGCGTCAGGCCAGTGACTACTCGCTTACCTTCCGGGACTTCCTGCATAGCGACAAATTCATCACCTTCGGGAGACTGTATGCTCACCACCTTGCCGTTTTCCACAAGGACCTGGTAGCGAAGGAAGTTATGCCATCCGTCCATCGTTGCCTTACCCGATGCTCTCAGCAGCATTTGTCATGACCATCGCCGTCTCGTCTGCAAGTGCCTGAGCGATAAACTGAATGTCGCAAGCCGGAGCGTCAGCAATGCTCTCATGGATCATTTTTCTATAAGCTGTTACCGCTTCATCCTTGACCTTCTGCATTTCCTCCGGGGATGTTGCGCTGATAATCCGGGAAATAAAGTTTGTCGTGATTTTCTTTGCCATATTGTTCTCCTTTACTTTGTGTCCGGTTGATTGTTACTTAAGTAAATTTAACTTACCGAGGAGAGAAACAATCTCTTTCAGCACATCCTCTACGTTGTCTGATTCAGCATCCTTCTCCTCGGCCTTATCAACCTTGGTAGCCTTCGGGTCGAAAGCGAGGTTAATCAGCTTTGCCTTCATTGCCTTTTCGTAAAGTTCAGCAATGCGAGGATCGTGTTCAGCAAGAGATTTTCTGACTGCCGCCACGATTGAAACCGTATCGGCGCAAACATCACTTAAATCTCCGATGATACTCAGGTCTGTTTCACCATTTCTTGTCGTTACTTTAATCATTTTTTCCTCCTTACCTGTACAGCTCGATCTCGATTGTTACCTCGTCATTGTTGCCATTATTTGTGATGCCGGTGATTACATAGCTCTCCGATTCAATATCGTTGACCGGCTGATTGACATATACATTTGCATCCAGGTCCGGTGCTTCTTCCAAGACCTTCTTGATAAACTCTCTTACTGTCATCTGTCCTCCTTTACTCAGCAGAAATCGTAATTTTGCGATATTGTCAGGCAAGCGAATATCATCTAACGTGCATCCATAAATACTGCACATCTTCATAAGTTGGTCGAGCGTTGGGAATGTCGTGTGGCTCTCCCACTTGCAAAGCGTAACTGTTGTAACGCCTATCTGCTCCGCCGCCTTTGTTTGAGTGAGGCCCGCATTTATTCGCAGTGCCTTCATTGATACCTTCACTTTCTATCCTTATCCTCCTTTCGCTTTTTAAATATTGTGTATCGCTTTTTGTTTGCGCTTATCGCTTACAAGGTGAATTATACTCGCTTTTAGCGATATGTCAATTACTTTTTTACAATTTCTTTTTAAAAAATTTATTGCCAAACATAATTTTCCATTGTATTATATATATGTAGAAAGTCGTGAATGGGGTGAGAATTATGGAACGCACAGAGATACAAAGGGCGTTTGCGAGAAACCTCAAATACTATTTGGCTCGTGAGGGTAAGACCCAGGCCGATATGACAAAATACATGAAGGTATCGTCAGCTACGACAAGTGACTGGTGTGCCGGTAAGAAGATACCGAGAGCGGATAAGCTGCAAAGCATTTGTAATTGGCTTGGAATATCCCTTGGTCAGTTAATGACATTGGATGATCCATTTGAAAGTCCGCCTAAACCATCGAAAGAGGCCATTGAGCTTGCTATGAAAATCATCCAGGATAGCAGGCGCAGAAGGATTGCTGATATGATAGTAAGGCTCGATGCTCAAACCCTTGAGACGGTCGAGTTAATAATTGAAAAGCTGTCTAAGTGACAGGGAAGGATAACTCATGAAATATGTGAAATACGATGACATCTTCGTAAACGACAAGAACACAAGGTCATTCAGACCGTTACTTGCCGCCGTAACCGGGGATGGAGACAGGGCAATTATCATTAACCAGATTGAGTTTTACATCAGCCTTAACAGGATGAAGAACAAAACCTCCACGATCAATCACTTTAGGAAGGGCAGATGGTGGATGTTCAACACGCTTGCTAATTGGAAGAGGGAGTTTTTCTGGATTCCCGAAAGGACGCTGAGACGGCACTTTGATGCTCTCAAGAAGCAAGGCATCCTGATTACCGATAACTCGCTCAACGACAAGTGCTTTGACAAGACAACATGGTACTCAATCGACCATGACCTCTTACTGAGGCTTTGCAATGAGAAGTATGAGGAACTTGTTATGGCAGGCATCTATGAAGCTGTAGATGACGGCACTCAGGAGGGCATTTTTGTGGAAGAAAGTGCAAAAAACGTTGAAAATACGCATATGTCCAAAATGGCCACATCGAATGTGTCAAATTGGCCGAATCGAGATGTCCAAAATGGACAGACCAATACCATATATAAACCTATAACAGATACTAACGTAAATAATATAGGTTTAAGAGATATAAATAATATAAAAGCTATAGGGTCACTTCCTGCCGAAAGGACGATGAACCGGAAATCTGATTTCGATATTTCTCTTGAAAAATCTTTAGCTAACATGAGAAAGGTAGTGCCTGATGACAAAGAGTTTCAAGCTATGAAGTTTATTACCGAAACCTTCTTCTCTGCCGTAACCTTACGAACCGATATGATCCATCACGTTCTGTCTGTTAAACAGTGTGAAAAGATTTACGCCAACCTCACCAACAATTACGAACCTGTTAGTGCTTATGTTGAGGATGTTGTGTGGCAGATTAAGAGGTATCTGTATGACTTTATCCCCAAGACTGATGACACCACCATGGAGCATTTTGCTACGGCAGGCATCCTTGAAATTGGGGAGTATGAGCTACCGCACAAGGTTCTTGAGGACGAAGATATTGATTACCGGGCATATTTTATCGGCAAACATCCAAACTGTATGATGGCCCAGGAATCCCGGAAACAGGTCCTTGCTCCGGCAACTTGACCACTTAGGCCCTCTCAGACCGTCCAGAATCGGTTCTAACCTACGCGATGGTCAATCTCATCACCCATGTTGCTAAAACGGATTGTAGCCCCTCTCAGAGCGTCACAGATGAAAGGAGTGACTATGGGAGCGAGAAAGAAACGCCAGTCTGACGGACGATACCGTAAATCTATCTGGACCGGCGAGTTTAAAGATGGGAAGAAGGTGTATAAGCAGATAGTAGCGTGGTCAGCGGATGAACTTGAAGTGAAGATAGAACTTTATCTCAGGCAGTTATCAGGTGAGGTAACATCCGAGAAGGAAGAACAATTAACCCTCTACAGTTACGCCTGCCAATGGCTCCAATCTCATAAGGCTATCTCTTCTGACAACACGAAGCAGATGTACGAAAACCTGATTAACGTGCATTTGAGGGCGTTTGATGAAATTATCTTGCGAGAAATGACACCAAGTGATGCTCTGAGGATAGTTAATCGTCAGGCCGGACATACCGCTACACAGCAGAAGATAGTCCTGACCATAAAACAGATCGTAAAGCAGGCAGTACGTGACGAGGAGATTTCGGCTAAAAGGGCAGATGACATTATAGGTTCACTTCCGAGAATACGTCATCAGGCAAAAGAACGCAGGACATTGACTGACGATGAAGTAAAGGCCGTTAAGACCGCTGCCTATCGCTACCTGACTGACGAGGTTTTTATCCTCATGATTTACGGATGTGGACTGAGAAGAGAAGAAGCATTAGGACTGACCGGTGATGATTTTGACTGGCAGAAAAGGACTGTCAGGATTAACAAGGCACTTGCCATCGTAAATAACACAAGCGTCCTCAAAGCCCCTAAAACGGCACTTAGCACCAGGACCCTTCCAATCCCCCAAGCGATAGCGCAAAAGCTGAAATTAAGGCTCTCAGGAACGCACAGCACCATATTCGTGACGCAGGAAGGACGGCTATTTACAAATTCGGCGTATACGAAGATGTGGAACCGGATTAAGGACGCACTCAGGGAGACTGGATATGAGATAGGTGATGATTTGACGGCTCACGTTTTTCGTCACCACTATGTCACGCAACTTTGCTACCAGGTCCCTAAGATTTCGCTCAAGAAGGTCTCGCAGTTAGTCGGTGACAGGGAAGATACGATCCTCAAGATTTACACCCATGTTGTAGCCGAAAAGGAAAGCGTTGAAGAAGCCTTGAACCTGTTCTGAAATGTCCCAAAAAGCGAATCACAGTCAGTACGTTTTCAGTACGTCATGTACTAATTTTCGCAGTACGTCAGACCTGTATACGACCGTGAATAATTATACTTATGAGCGGTTTATGAACGAAAAAGGCAACAAAAAAAGCGTTTACCGCCACGACCGGACAGTTTACGCTTTCAGAAAATGAAGCATCGGGGATTCGAACCCCGGACAACTTGATTAAAAGTCGCAAGAAGCGCAGTAACCAGTATACATTGCTCTGAGTAACTATACAAGCCGCAATCCGTTTTTAGGCAAAAAAATAAGGGGATAGTCTTTGTCGTGTGTGACATTGACCGTCCCCCTTTAGTGTTTTTTACGATATTAAGCGAATGAAGGTATCTGCATCGACATAACTCATGCCGACAGCCTTTTCAAGACCCGGCCCGAACTCGCCCGGATATTCAACGCCGTTAGGGTCCTTTCCTCGCAGGTACATGATGATTTCAAGAGCAGTGACCATATACTGAATCTCGCCACGCTTGACATAATGGCCTTTGATCGCTCTGCGGCTCTTGGGTCCGAAAATGCCATCCTCGACAAGATTTGCGCCGTAGTCATAGTTCATAGCGACTTGAAGCACCCTTGCCATCTGTTCTATTGTCTCACGACCACGAATACCGTCCACCTCAATGCCATGACCAGTGAATTTAATGCTTTCCGTCTGACCTTTTGCAATACAATCTGTAATACTTTTCTCAGTAGAAGAGGATGTATTACTATCAGCATACTTGCCGTCAGACAGCACAACAACGGTATGACCCTTCGTAGCTGTAACAAGTATATCGCCACGCTTGAGCCAGTTGGGAGAATCGCTATACTTGCTACCCGTAAGCCGCTCAAAGGCCCCTGTTGCCATGAGAACAGCTACTTCGTTACCAGTACAGAAGTCACCAACGAAAATGCCTGCATAGGCCATACAGAGCCTTACAAGGGCAGAGCAGTCAGTCTCAACATTGACAGTAATCGAGCCAGGGTCAAAGTTGCCGTCATTGTTGTACTTGCACCAGTCATACGCTGTGTATCTCTGAATCTGGTCATAACCGATATGAGGATTGTCACACGCCCTCTGCATAGCATAAGCAATCTTCTCTCGCTTCTCCGGGTCCTTCGCCCTCAGAGCAATCCACGGCTTATTGTGAGCGTACCATTCCTGGGTAGATACCTCTTTGCCGGTCTGGTCACCGGCCCTTCCATAAGTAGCATGACCGTTTTCGTCAATCCGTGCGGAGCCTATCATTACTGCGCCCATCGTCTCCTCCTTCTTATCGCTGAATCCCATGTACTTCTCGTTGGCCTTGGTGTAGCCAAATGGGTCGCTACCAGTCGCCGGAAAGCAGTAGAAGGTATACTGAGAGCCAAGCGTGTTGACAATCCAGGTCTTATTAGGGATGTAACCATTACGATTCCGTTTATCAAGCTCCACGCCATCATTGCTCACAGAGCGAATATCAGAGAGACAATCGTGTTCATCAATGCCGAGAGGTAAGGTTCGATTGCCGTTCACGAGGACGTCCCGGATGCCCTCAACATACTTTTCAGGAGCATCGCCGTTATCCATAAAGTACGCCGCTTTATAGAACCACCCGCTATTTCGCATGAAGCTGTAAATGTCGCTACCATACTTGTTAGCATAGTTGGAATGAGTTTCCAGAAGATTAGCTGCCAACGATGCTTCTGCTTTTGCTCCTGCGAGTGAGCCTTGTTCCTGCTTACACAGTCTGGCAATACGGATCAGTTCATCCTCAGAGAGATTGTACTGTTTAAATGCCATAGCGTACCTCCTTAACCAATTCTTGCAATTTTGATTCCGGTATTATCTACCGTCAATGCACCACCACTGTTTTGAATTGCGTTGAGGTAAACCGTTGTATTGTCTGCCGCAATCTCGACAGGCCACGAAATCTGCATATAGGTCACGCTATTTTGCGAAGCACCAATGCGTTCAATGGCAAACATATCATAAGCAGAAACACTGTCGCCGCTTGCGCTAAACAGTAATGTTCTGTGACCGGCAGTGTTGGCGGCAAAACGGCAAACGCCAGTCAAGATGTAATTGCCCTTATCAAGTGTTGTGTATGCAACGGTCGTAGCTGTATTAGATGCAAGTGAAACAGAAGATCCAGGTACAACGCTAATTGGGGACTTGCCAAAAACAATGTCGCCATTCCAAGTGACGGCAAAAGCGTTGGAACGTGCGGAGGCTGAGCCATTTCCCACGATAAAGGCGTAATCACCGTTAGTATCTTCAACGTTGTACTTGCCGACTACAGTCTGCCCGGCGTTATTTGCTATAGTGCCAAGACCGAAGGCCGTTGACGCTCTGCCTGATGCGGTGACGGCGTTTCCATGCGCCAGTGCATTTATCCCTGATGTAGCGTTGTTACCGCCCGCCAGTGAACCCACACCACTTGCCGTGCATTGAACTCCGTGTGCAATCGCCCCATTGCCTAAGTCCGTCCCTTCAGTACCGGAATATGCGCTTGCAATATTGCTCGTGCCAAACGTTGCCGAGAACTGACCGGTTGTGCCAGTGGCATTTCTGTTTCCCAGAGTAACGGCCTTCTTTCTGCCATCCACCTCAAACACGGTTTCCGTTCCATCGTAATTTGAAACAGCAAAGCTATCCGGCGTTATAGTCGTATGGGTAGACCCTCTATAGCCGACAACCGCTCCGTCCGCTCCAAAACTCGCTACAATGTGGTCATCGGTATTACCCTCACCATCATAAATAGCTACCATTGGAGTTGCCCCGGTCAGGATGCCAAGAAGGACATTTGCCCCCTTACGGAAGAGCATACCAAGACTGTTCCAAAGCGTATTGCGAGTAGAAGTAGCGTTATTGGCTTCATCAGCAACATGAACGCCGTTTGTATCGTGCCAGAAATACTGCCGTGTAGCATTAGCAACATCCGCCGCAGAATTAGCTGCACCGAGAGCCTTGACAGCCACAGACTTAGCTTGCTGAATAACACGAGTAGTAGCCGAGTAATCCATAGCAGACTGGCGTTTGGGCGTTTCAGCACCGCAGAGAAGCGTCATATGATTGCCGACCGGGGAGGACAGAGATGTGATAACAGATAAGAACTTCTGCCCCTTGCGATTATGGAACCAAACAATATCTCCCGGCTCAAACAGCGGATTGGACATCATCGTGACTTCAAACGGCCTGAATGTCATGCCAACAAGCGCAGATGCAAGATTGGCGAGTACGGCATTGACATTATCAGCGGTGACAAGTGCGTTTTCGGCAACATTGATAACATATCCAGTCGAACCAGAGATAGGCGTTGTGACAGCCGTACCGTCCGCATCGTTATAAGTGACAGCTACACCGGTGATAGTCACATCATCGACCATTGTTCTCACATCAATCAGACCAGTCAACTCATGCACCGCACTCAGGTCCGCACTATCCCAACCATTAGTCTCAATATCCACACGGACAGAAGATAAGGTGGTGGTGTCATACCACATGAAGGTAAGCTGACCAGACGGATTGATTGTGGCGTTTGTGCCAATAAGCATAGCGCACCATGCGATAGCCTGTAAGCAGTTAGGCTCAACATCCTCACCGAGAGCGGAAATTGTGATATTGGCAAGTGTGTTAGGAATCGTAGCAGCAGTTACGCCGACATGAGAGCAAATGGCACTGACGAGCGAATAGGCTGTAGTAGGGAAGGTGACATTAACATCAGAAAGCGGAGCCTGAAATCTACAGGCATTGTCGTAGGCCGTAATAGCGATCCATGCACCGTTCTGCCCATCAGTATCAATGACTGTGTAAGTGCCGACAAGGACGTACTGAGAGATAATCTCACCAGGGTAAAGGTCAGTTCCCGGATAAAGTTCATCAGACGGATAGAGTGCATTGTTGAGACGGTTAGCAAAGTACAGGCTAAAAACCGCTCCGTCAAAATCCAGACCGTTATAGGTCCCAGGAATATTGTTAAGAGTGAGGCTCAGTTTACCAACGATGAAGGAACCAATATCAAACGTTGAATCGCCAGACACGGCCTTCTCGAAACTCATAGAATCCATCTTAATGTTGGGATTCTCGATGGTAAGCTGTGTGCCGTCAGTAAGCGTGGCTTCAATCTTGACCTTAAATGTGTGATTGTCCTGCAACGCCTGGATAAACTCGGTAGAGGCTGAAATCATATGTCATCCTCCTTGAAGATAAAAAAATAAGGGGACACCGAAGATGATGCCCCCTGTTAGATCAGTTGTGAGTATAGAACTGGTGCATTAAAGGCACACACTGAGAGGTAAAGAGAATTGCTCCATGTTCGGCAAATTCAGAAACCGCCGCCTGAGATAAGACTTCGTGGAACTTGCTCTCAGCTTTCAGCCGGGCCGTAGTCTCATTTTCGTCAAAGACCCAGTAGTTATCATGCTCATATTCTCCACCAGCAGTCTTGCGGACTTCGGTGATATAAAGCTGTACCATTAAAATACCTCCACGAAAAAAGGACACCCATACGGATGCCCCTGTGATGGTTATGCGGAGTATTGCTTGTAAGATGCCTTAATATGCTCGTCATCAGCATAGACATATACAAGCGTTGTATTGATGTTACTATGACCGAGAAGTTTCTGGATTTCCTGGACAATCATTCCTCGCTTTGCAAGTCGAGTGGCAAATGTCCTTCTGAAACGGTGAGGGTGAACATCTTCAACTCCTGCTCTCTCGCCAACTTCCCGGAGGATAAATCTGACACCACCAGAAGCGATAGGCTCATGGTTTTTGTTGTAGAAGAGGTACGGCCCATCGTCAGTCCTTTCAGCAAGGTACTTCTGAAGGTAGTGAGAGGCAACATCGTTAATGTAGGTGGTCCGTTGCTTATTGCCCTTGCCATTCCTGACAAGTACAGTCAATGCACGGAAATCAATGTCCGAAACGAGCATCGTACTCATTTCATTCACACGGACACCAGACGCAAGAAGCAGTTCAAGAATTGCTCGTTGCTTGACGGTCGAACAGGCAAAACGAAGAGCATCAATATCCGTATCGGAGAACGGTTTCCTTACTTCGTCAGCATACTTAATAGGCTTGATTCTCGCACACGGATTGGTCTTGATGATTTCCTCGGCGGTCATCCAGGTAAAGAACGCAGACAAGTTTGCCCTGTAGTTCTCAAGTGTCCGATTGGAAACTCCATTCTCTTTCTCGACAGCCAGGTAGTAGCGAACGTCATTTGTTGTGAAGTCGGTGAGATTCTTCTGAACAACATCCAACATACGAACAATGGTCCGCTTGTATTGGGCAGCGGTCCCGCTTGACTTACCATCAATGACAAGACAGGCAAGGAAATGTTTGATAATCCGCTCATTAGCGTCATCATATACGATTACATCCGTTGTGCGCTTGGTCAATTCGTAGTCGTTGAGAGCCAACATGAGTTTTCTTGTGGCGAACTCAATCTGTTCGGGATTAAGTTCTGCGATTAAAGATTCCCGAAACGTGTCAATTAGCGTCTGACGGTAATCTTCCGACATGAAATTATACCTCCTTTACTTTCGAGCGAAGGCATGGTATAATTTCCACACCTTCAATGGCAAGGGGCCGTACTTTCAGTTTTCCAGACAGGAGTGCGGCTCCTTTTTTCGTTATTCAGTTGTCTCTTTGCGGTACTCTTTCTCCACAATTTTGCGGACCGTTTCGGCTATCGACTTGTAGCCATTGATCCGTTGTAGATACTCAAGCATGGAGATAAAGGTATCATCAACCCTTATCTGTAACAGTTTATCCTTCATGCAGTTACCTCCTTTAGAAGTAATTACATTATATAGGATATGTCATTACATTTCAAGGGTTTTGTCAGGAGATTTAGTGTAAAAAAGTCTCCTTTAAGTTAGTTAGGCAATTCGGGCAAGGATTTGCACTTTGCATGATAGCCTTTTCTCCGATGTCGGGTCGCATAGCTTTCGCTCTTCTTCTCAAGGAGTAACGTTACCTCTCCCTTAGTGACTATCTCCCGCTAACTCGTCTACCTATTCCGCCACCGAATCACCTGTCTCCTTTATTGCAGTTACGCTTCTGTCTCAACCGGGACCAGAATAATCTTTCCGTCAGCATCCTTCTGGACCGTATGCGTGACCTCTCCACCTGCGCTTGCAAGAATGACCCATCCATCAATTTTGCCCGGAGACAGAGCGGTATAAGAGCGACCACCATCATAACGGCAGTAGCGGAGCGTTCCTTCTTTGATGATGTCATAGAGGACGGTCTCGCCCTTCTTTGTCTGGTGCCCAGAAGTCCAGACCACCACGCCTGCGGATTCAAGGATAGACACCCTTGCATCAAGGTCTGCCAACTTCTGAGCAACGTCAATCTGGTGGATTTCATCAGCGGACGAATCGCAGAGATTAAGCAGGGTCAACCGCTCCTCTGCGGTGATTTTGCCGTAAGCGTAGACGGTCTCGATGCGCTCTTCCATGGTCACGGCATTGTAAGAACCTGCTTCAATAGTGGATTTGTAAATCTCAAATACAGTCATAATCATTTACCTCACTTATGAGAGAGCGGAAACCGCCGTTGCGATAACCTTGTCAATATACAGCTTCGTATCTGCCGGGTATTCGACCTCTACATCCCCCGAATCAGCATACACCGTGTTGGAGCCATAGAGAGTGGGAACTTCCTGCGGAGTGACGGCGAAATCGGTGGGAGTAGCGAGTTCATAGGCCAACATGACGCCGGATAATCTGGCTTTAAGGGCGGACGCGCTCGTGTATCCGGTGTCAACAATCCACGCCTGCATTCTCGTAGTGCAAACGCCGTTTTGGGACGTATCGCCATTGTATACATTCCGTGTTTTATATTCGGTGCATACAACATTAATAGACCCGCTTGTCACCGATGTGGCAGGAGACGGAAGGGGCGCAAAAAACTGATTACCGCTATTACGTTCCCAATTCAGCGTCCCCAAATCCACCATGCCGTAAGTGACCTTACCCTCTCCACTCACCACATCGACTTCACCACCGTAGACGGTCTGAGGAAGAGGGACGGAGTAGGCCGAGCCTGTGTAGGGTTCGTATTCGGTTGCTGTTGAGCCGATAAAAATCGATAAATTCATATAGGTCGGAATGTTTGAGCCATAGTCTCCTGTGATATTGTTAACGATTTTTAAAGCGTTTGTCGTGAGAGTATAAATGTCAAGGCTTCCCGTTGAAAAAGCGAATCCGATACGCTCATTAGTTCCGTCTGTGTAGTTAACCTGAAATCGCAAGGATTGTCTTCCGGCTTCGATTTTTCGACGCATAACCAAGGTAAGCTGACCAGTATATCCAATAGGCGGTTTGTATACGACAACATTGAGTAATGGAGCTACGTTAGCCAGATACCATGTTCCGTCAGCCTGAAGTACACCCCCGTATCTTGCAAACAGATTTTCATCAAGCAGATTCTTCCCGGCTCTCGTCACATTCACCACATCCCATCCGCTTATAGGTCTGACATTATCGGGACTGGGCTCTCCGCTACCCGACTGTTTCGGCACAATCTGAGCCACTACGGACTTGCACGGTAATTCATGCGCTCCATCCGGGAATGTTGCGACTGAACCTGATGCAGTGTCGTAGATAAGGGACTGCAAAAAATCTGCCTTTACCTCAGTCAGGTCCGTCCTTGCTTCATCATCTACGATTTCATAGATTTTTTCTCCCACCTTGAGGGTTTTCATTTCATCGGTGGGCGTTACTGTTAATGCCATTATTGTCCCTCCTTATGCGGTGAGAGTAACGTTGCCGTTGCCATCGTCAGTAGCAGATAAGGTAATACTTGCCGCCGCTTCTTCCGCCTTGCGCTGTGCTTCTTCCGCTTTTCCCTGGGCCGTCTCAGATGCCCCCTTTGCGATCACTGCATCGTTCTTTGCGCCGACCGCATCATTCTTTGCTGCGACTGCATCAGTCTTTGCCTGTTCAGCATTGGCAGCATATCCACTTGCTTCACCGGCCTTATCCGTTGCGATCTGAGCCTTTTGTGTGGCGTTATCAGATGCACCTACCGCCGTTTCTGATGCCTGGACAGCAATCTCCGCTTTCGCGCTTGCAGTATTAGCACTTGCAACCGCAATGTCAGATTTTTCACTCGCAAGTTGAGCGTCAGCAGATGCAGATTGAGAAGCCGATACAGTGTCATTATAAAGTTCAAGAAGGCGGTCATACCAATCTTGAAAGTCGGCAGGAACGGGTTCTGTACCTCCGAGATTGGCCTGGGTATAGGTCTTGATAATCGCAGAGCGCATAAGCCCGGAAGTTCCAGTCGTGTAGTCAATCTGGATTTTTCCAAAGCCCGATGCCTCAGTGTCATATGCCTGAACAATCCAAGAGAGGATACCATCTTCATAAGTAGTCCCCTCGACAGGCTGAAAAACTTCATCACAACTGCGCTTTGCGTTGATCGTGGCATTTCCGTCTGCGCCAAGTTCACTCGTCCAGGGTCTTAAATCGAAGTCAATACAGAGCGTATCGTGACTGCCCTGCACACCGAGAATCACGAGGGATTCATCAAGCGTAAATGTTCTTCTCAAAAGGCTCATGTTGTTGATGTCCCTCCAATCGTGAGTGTTACGTTGCCATCGCCATCATCAGTAACGGTAACAGCAATGGAGTTTACCTCGTCTGACAGGTCCTTAATGCCCTTGTCCATCTTGTTAAGGTTAGCGGCATTAAGAGCAGTGTTGCCAAGTTCTCCGTTTTGCCAATTAACCCTTGTATAGTCAGCCATAGCGTCACCTCTCAATAATGTTGAATGACAGATTGGCGTACAGTTTCTTTTTAGCGGTCCAGAGCTTAACGGCACTCGAAACGTCCCCTAAGTAGAAAGTTTTGGTAGTCGTTTCACTTTCATCACTGTTAAGAGCCGGGTCAAAATAAGTGACCGTGAAGTAGTGCTGTGCAAGGAAAGCATTGAGAATCGCATGGGCCTCAGAAGGTTTCAATGCGAGCCATGTAAGGCCGATGGTCCTCTTCTCAGTGATTTTTTCGATGTACATTAGGCCATCCATATCACGACCAGCATCGGGCGAATTGACCGCATAAAGTGAAAAGCTGAACTCGCTTGGGCAACGAATCTCCGCTCCGTCAAGCAGTAACATGCTCATTGGTTTCACCATCCTTTATAGAAAACAGCGCACCCAAGGAACTAACCTCAGATGCGCTGAAATAGAATTACATGACGGTTGCCACAGTGGAGTAACGACCATTGAAGGTCTTTTCGCCCCTCTTAACGATGCGGAACATCTTCTCACCGTCAACCATAAGGGTAATCTCATTAACCGGGGCCTGATTGTTGCCACCTGGATTAACAGCAGACATAGCCGACCTGACGGCTGAATACACGCCTGCGCTGACCGATGCAACAATCTGGTCATTATTGAGGACCGCAGTATGATTGCCAAGAGAGCCAACAAGTTCAGGACCGCCTTCACGAGCAAGGAAAAGCTGACCGGTAGGAGCAGAAGTAATACCACCGGCATAAGCAGCAATGTTGTGCCACTTACCACCAGAGAAGATACCACCGTTGGCCTTCTTTTCGTAGATGCCAGACGCATTGATTAAGGCCGCTCCTGCGCCCGAAACAGCCGCCTTGATGGTTACGCTAATAGTACCGTCACTGCTACCGGTAATCTGCTGTTTAAGGCTCCCCCATCCGTTGTACCAAGGGCTTACCTTCGCCGTTGTGCTGACAGAGGTATTGCCGTTCTTATCGCCGCCAGTAAGCCAAGACAGGAAGGAAGAGTGCTTCTTGAGGGAATCGCTCTTTGTTACCTTCGCAGTGTTGGTGGTAGAAGTGTTGCCACCCTTAGAGCCGCCAGTCAGCCAGTTCAGGAACTTGTTCTTTGTGTTGATAACATCCGGCTTTTTGGCTTTAGCAGTATTCCAGGTGGTAGTCTTTCCGTCTTTGTTTCCGGTAAGGAACTCAAGAATCTTCGTGCCAGTGTTGGAAACCTTGTTGGTAGTGCTAACCTCTCCGCTCTCATTTGATCCGTTTTTGTCACCGAGGAGCCAACTTGTGAAGCCGTTCCATCCATCTTTAACAAGGCCGATGCCCATGTGGATAGTGTTGCCAACTTCACCGCTACTAAGAACATTCGTAATGGGAGTGAGAATATTTTCTTTTACCCAACCCGCAATGTTCTTGAATTTATCTGCAATGCCTTTAAGGATACCTTCACCAACCCATCCAGCCGCCGCCACAAGGTCAGGGTTATCAGCCGGAGAGTGAATACCGAACGCTTCTTTAAAGCCGTTTACGAAGGGAGTGACGATGTGGTCTACAAACCACGTTACGCCCTGTCCAAGGACATTTCCGATACCGGCCCCAACGCCATCCATGATAGCCTTGCCAAGCGGAGTACCCGCATCGGTCATAGTCTTAACATGGTCATTGAATCCCTTAGTGAACGCCTCGCCGATATTTTTAGCAAAGTCTCCGAAAAGCCCTGCGATAGAATCAATAGCCGCCTTGAGCAGTCCGCCAATCAGCTTGCCACCGGCTTTTGTGAACTTAGGCCAGTTAAACTCGCCAAGAGCATCACGAATGCCCTTACCAAGTTCCTTGAAATCAGTACCAGAGATAGCTTCTGCGGCAAACTCAACCGCACCGATAAGTGCATTGGTGATAGTCTTGCCGACACCCTTCCAATTCGTCTTTTTCAGGAAAGCGTTTGCGGAACTTGCAACCTTCTTTCCGAAAGCGGCGAAGTCGAATTTTTCTGTCAGCGCAAGAGCTAATGCCACCTTGGTATTGATGGCGTTGGCGACCGTATTACCAATCATGGTAAAGTCGGTCTTTTTGACGAAAGCATTGAGAGCATTGCCTACGCCTTCGCCCCAGTTCTGAGCGTTCTTTAAAGCCTTCTTCCACCTGATACCAGACATAGCATTGTTGATGCCAGTTCCGATAGCAGTGCCGATACCGCTAAAGTTCAGGCCGTCAATGAAGCCTTCCTTGGCGGAAAGCGCAGTATTGATTGCCCCTGCAATAGTGGAGCCAAGTTCGCCAAAAAGGTTAGCGTCCGGGGAAAAAAGACCATTGATGAACTGAGCCAGACCAGTACCAAAACCTCTTGCCTTTTCATAAACAGTAGGCCACGGTATATGATCTAACTCGTTTGCAAGCGTCTGAGCAATGTACTCGCCAAGTCCCTCAAGACTATCAATCTCTGATTCGTAGAGGGCCTTAGTGCGCTTGAAAGCTACAGATACATCACCGGCAGAGCCAGTACCGCCTCCGCCTGCACCACCGGAACCGCCTGCGCCACCTCCGCCACCAGAACCGCCAGAACCGCCAGAGTTGTTCTCATTGGGAGCAGAGAGCATGTGCAGTTCATCGAAGGAAAGAACCTGTCTCTTGTACTCCTCAAGGGCTTTAGCGGCCTTGCCAGTGCCAGATGCAGCATCATCACCAGATGCGCCAACATCAGATAATCCGTCAGCTAAGTCAGCAATGGAATCATCCATCGAAACTCCGCCTGCGGCTATCTCAACTTCCCAACCGAAAATCTTGCCAAGAGCGTTGAGGACGTTCTGGGCAAATTTAAGGATGCCGGAAAGTGCGCTGTTCATTGAGGCAACAAACGGCTTTAAAGCAGAGATAAGGCCAGTACCGATGATCGTCTTTAAGGCATTGAACTGCTCTTTGAGAATACGGACCTGATTAGCCCATGTACCGGCTGTCCTCTGGAAGTCGCCGGTAGCCACGCTTGTAGCGGCAAGAGCATACTGGAACCTCAAAGTGGCTTTCTCGGCCTGCGTCATGTTCTCAATATCCGCATTAAGGCCATTAGCCAACGCCCATGCCTTTAAGTTTGCCTGAGTTAAATCGACACCGATACTGCGAAGGGGCCGGGTAGTCCCGCTGAAAATGGACTGTGCTTTGGTTGCGGCCTCGGCATAATCCATGTCGTAGAAGGATGCAATATCAGCTACCCATTCGGTGATGGATGTAGCCATGTCCTGCATCTTGCCGGTGGATTCGTAGGCATACTTGCCGTTTTCATCAACGACCTTGCCCATCTCCTTTAGCTTCTGAGTAGCACCGGATACCATATCGTCCGTAATGCCCATCGTAGAAGCCATTGCCTGGAACTGGCCTGCGGTCTTTTTGAAGGTTAGCTCAGAAATGCCAAACTTCTCGATGGAAGTGTCAGCAATTTCCTCAATCTTCGTAGTGTAGTTGCCGAAAACGTGGTCGATAACGTTGTTTACTTCTACAAGGTCAGACGCAAGGTTGATGCTGTCCATGAAGCCGCTTGCTACTCGCTGTAAGCCCCATAAAGCAGTACGCACCATGACGATGCTCTTCGTGAGTTGAGCAAAGCCGGTCTGTCCAAGATTGGTTGTATGGTTCCTCAGATTCTTGAGGGCATTTATACCCTTGCCAATCGTGCTGACGAAACCCTTGCCAGCGTTGCCAACTCCCTTGAACGCCTTACTGAGAACGTTCACCTTCTTAGCAGACTTCTCAGATTCGTTAGAAAGCTGAATAAGGCCCTTGATAGCTTGAGCATTGAGATTGCCTAATCCCTGGATTGTCTGAGCAACGGAAGGATCAATAGGCGGAGCAGAGGCAACATCATTAAGAAGCTGTTTAACTGCCGCTCCCATCTGAGGAAGGTTAGTAACTGCACCAGTAGCGTTCTTGCCACCGAACTTGCTAATCTCCCTCGCCAAAGTGCCAATGTCGGCAACCGCAGTAAACGGCACTTCGGGAAGATGCTCAAGGCTCCCCATAAAGGAAGTCAGGTAATTCGCTAACTGAGGAAGGTTATTAACCGCACCAGAGACACCCTTACCGCCAAGACCGCTAATAGTCTTAATCAGTTCAGAAATGTCAGTGAGGTCAGGAACCGTAACGCCTGCCAGTCCATGCGTAAGCTCCGAAATACCGGTAATCACAGTCGGCATATTGGCAACCGCTGTACTAATCTCAGGGCTTGCAAGATTCTGTAACGCCTTGCTCATTTGTGTGAGCCACGACATATCAGGGACCGCTTCAATCTCGGACAAGGAATCGAGTGCAGTTTTTAGATTGCTGAATGTAGCTGTAGCCGATTCAGAACCGCCGATATTCTTTGTCGCTTCTCCCAGGTCCGTGAACTCTTTAGCCGCCTCCTGTGCCTTCGTGCAGAGGTTCATCAGCTCTTCACTGATAGCATCACGCACTTCGGAACTCGCCATAGCAGACTGCCGGTACTGTTCCTCGGCATTTTTCATCTGCATGATGCGGTCATAGAACTGGTAGAAGTCCGTATCCTCGCTTACTACATCACCGGAGTTTTGATTGTAGTCATTAATGAACTCATGCCACCTCATGAAACCGCCAGAGGTAGGTTTTGTAGAGGTGAAAGCGGGACCCATTTGCATACGCTTGCGGCTAAAGTCAAGGCCACGCCCGGTATCCTGATTGTCCAGAAATACCTTGTTGTATGAGTTGATCCCTTTCATGTAGGCAAGGACGCTCTTTGCTGTATCGGCGGCCTGATTGTCAACATACTTCAAGCCGTCAGCGTACTTGTAGATGATGGGAAGTGCCTTGTCGAAGTTCTCAAGCATACTCCCAAACACATCACCGTCTTTTGCGCCCTTAATTACATCGGAAACGGCACTCTTTACTGCGCCAGTCCCCTCTTTGCCCTTCACGCCCAACTCTTTTACATATGTGTTGACAAGGGAGTTAAGGGTCTTATCAAGTTCTTTTGCGGCCTTACTCGTCTCTTTGACCTGACTGGTACTGCCGCCGAACATCTTGCCAATCTTGTCACTTGCAGAACTTAGCTTTGAGACAGCGTTGGCTATATCTCCAAATTTCTTGCTATCTACGGACTTGAGGGATGCGGAGAGGTTTTGAATACCGGCTCCGACCGCCTGCATACCGCTGACAGCTTTTTGACCATTCAGCCCATTGAGTGAGGTTTTCAGTGCCGAAAGGCCATCACTAATTGCTTTGAGATTAGAGATTAGTTTCGTATCTAAGGCAGACGATAACTTAATACTTAACTCGTCAACCTGTACATCAGCCATGTGTCACCACCTCGCTTCCAGTGGGATGATGTTTCTTTTCTGGATGATCCAGTTCAAAGTTGGCCTTCATCATGTCGAGCATTGCGAAGAGGGCTTCATGATTCTGCTTCATCTTTTCATCACTCATGGTCTCCTCGGTCACACGCTCCTGCTGAGAGAAAGGCTTTTCGGGATATTCTACGGTTGCTTTACTGCCGTTGAAGCCGTGGTCAATGCCCCAAAGAACAGCAATACTGGTATACTTGCCGACTACCCACGCTCTTTCGTCTATCAGCTTTTGCTCAGTTTCATAAGCCATTTCAAAAGGCTTTAGTCCTGCCGGATTCAAGGTCCAGAAAAGGTCATATGGCACATGGATTGTCAAAGCATAAGGAAGGAAGTTATAAAGAATCCGCTCTTTCCATGTCGAGTAGACAGGTTGAGATTTTACTTCTCCACTTCCGCTTCTGCCGGATTCTCCTGATCGCTCTCCTTCGTTGTCTCCGTGAAAGCCCGAAAAAAACCAGATTCCAGAACGGCCTCGTTAAGAGCATCGGCTAAGTCAGAAACGTTCTTACCGCTCATGAAGTGGGCCTCAAGTTCCGCACCGGCAGTCTCAACATCCATGTTGCCGCAGTAAGCAAGGTATACACGCAGACCGCTCATGCGCTTATCGAAAAGCTGCTCGATGCTGAAACCCATATCCTCAAAGTCGCAGATAGCGTTGAAGGTGATGGACTTTGCGGTGTACTTCTTGCCGTTGATTGTAAAGTTCTTCTTCATTTTGAAATCTCCCACGATTGTTTAAAAAAGAATAAAAAAAGGGGACACCCCATAATCGGAATGTCCCACATTAGTTACAGAGATCAATTACTGCCCATCAACAGTCGGCGCAACGGCAGCGTCAAGGCCGATATACTCCTCGATGGTCAGAGCAATCTCAGCGGTAAGTAGACCGTTCTGGCCCATTTCGGGCATAGGCAGTTTTGCCGGGGGCTGAGCCACGAAGAAGAACGCCTTGGTCAGCTTAGGAGAATAGACCTCGAAGTACATCCGGTTTTCGCCGGTAAGAGCCTGATAAGCGGAGATAAGGGTCTCCCACTCGGTAACGGTTTCGTTAGTCATATTGATAGTGACGTTGACAGAACCGCCACCAATATCAGCACGACCGGCAACATACCGGGCGATAGCATCTTCCAGGGCAGAAGCATCAATGTTCTCCTGAGTGAGAGTGATGCCGCCAATCTGGTTGATGCGGTTCAGCAGAGTAAACTTGGCGGGCTTTGCGGAGCCAGTACCATATCCAAACTTGATACCAACGGTAGAAATACCTGCAAGCATTGTTCGTCCTTTCTACGACTTTTACAAGCCGTTGGTTATTATTCGGTGAAGGTCATATCGGATTCCTGGACAAGCCTACGGAACCTCGCATAACCATTCCATTTGTTTCCGTCTCGCATGACCGGCGTAATCGAGAAAGCACTAAAGCCAATGTCATGCAACACTTTAATCGCATAATTGCGAATCCTCTCTGTATCATCGGCGTTGAGAGTAATCGTATCGACCTGTAACGTAACAGTGAAAGCCTCGATAGCACCAAAATCAAGACCGTTGCCCCTCTCTCTCATATCGACAAGACGGAGCCAGATAGTCGGGAAATTACTCGGTGCAAAGGATTCATTCGGCGCAATGATTTTCAGTTTCGGGTAATCCTGGCTGAGATGTTTCCGCATAACAGCCTTAAACCTCGTGAAAACCACCGGGACGATATTGGAGTACCATAACTCATTTTCAGTTAATGCCATTTCAATCACCGTCCTTTGCCGAATACTTCTTTCGCAATCTCTATTATCTTTCTCCTCATTTCGAGAGACGCATTGTAGACAGGGGCAGTGCCCTCAGTACCATGAGTGTATTTTTCCTCGCCGTCAGGCCCACGATAATACCACATATCAAACTGACCAAAGGACTTGCCACCCGGACCGTAATCACTGTAGCTACCGATAGTGAAGCCAAGTTCCTCACCAACAGGAGAAACGGCAGTTCCGACCGGGCCATTGAAGTGAACGCCTGCACCAAACTCAATAAAGACCAAATCCTCGCCCTTTACCTTGAGAACAAGTTCGGCGTGGCCCTTAGTGTTGTTCGTGTCCTTGTCAATCTTATGTGTCTTATCGGAATCATCTGTCTGTGCAGAAGTAATGTTAGTTTCGATTACCTCAACACCTATCTCAGCCAGTCGCTGAATAAGTTCCTGGCATTTCCCTTCAAGCGAATTGCGATAGTCCTCTATCTGCTTAATAGCCGCTTCAATCGACTTAGTAGACAGAGGATTGATCTCAATTACCATCGCCACCACGCTCCTGTCTGGTCATAAGGAACAATTCGTTGTTCAGGGAATAAGCAACACGCCTTACCTGATAATCTGCCGATAATGGGTCTACAGAGCCGTCAGAGAGGTAAACAGGCTCATGCTGATGCCACACGATAGCAGTTTCATTAAGGCCAAGTGTTCCCTTTACAGCAACGATAAGTGCTTCATACTTACTTACATCAACGCCGTAAAATTCGTCTAAAGCCTTGTTGCCCCTTGCATACGATTCAGAACCAAGCGGAGTGATATGGGCTGTATCTTCTACAGGCTTTGTGTAGGTAGCGTGAGGGACGCCAGTCTCAACCGGCACACGTTCACCGTCTACCAAAATAAAAAGGTCCTCTCCATCGTCACAGGTCTTATAACCGTCAGATTCAGAGGACAAAACCGAATACCATATTCTCTGCTCGTTCTTTCTTGCAGTACGCATGGGGCAACACCACCTTAGAAGTTTTCAGAACTCGCCGGATTGTTGAGGATGCCAAAAGCAGTAGCAATGGTTCCCAGGGAAGTCATTACCACTCTCACAACCTCGGCAATATCAGGGTTTACAAGAGCAACAATGGTAACAATCTGACCGATGACAGCTACCCAAACAGGCCAGCTACGAAGTCGCTCCATGATTGTCTTTCTATCGTTCTCACTCATTTCAATCACCCTCTTTCAAGGAGTTAAGTCGGTTTTCCATGGTGTCTACCCTCTTGTGAAGAGACTTTAGGGATTCTTCCGCTCTGAGGATTCTGTCACTGTGGGAACCGATTTCCCTCCGTAATTCAGATACCGATTCTTTTGTGTCCCGGCCTAACTGAATACTTTCATCAAGTTTCGCATCAGTCCGGGCTTCACGTTTTACACGTTCTTCCAGTTCCGACTTGTCACTTTCGGCTTTACTGCGGTTGAAATTACTCACCGCAACGTACACCGTTATGACCGTCAGAAGAGTAGTGAACGCCCATTTCATGATCTCGATCACTTCCGGTGTCATTTAAAACCAACCCCTCTCCACATAAACGGAGTCCCTGCGCTATACGGCAATCGTGGGAGGTGGACCGTATAACTCGCACCAATCCCATCATTTAACGATAGGCGAGAGAGGCAGTACGCCAACGAAGAGACTATTGCGATTGACATAGGTCCTCGTAATAGCACTCTCGGTTGAAGAAGTCTGCCCCTCAAGTCCTATCTGGTTGTAGTCATAAAGGGCAAGGCCACGGATGTTGGAATAAAACTGCTCCATGTCGGCAGTCTGCATAGCCTCTGTGTAATGAGAGGGATACACACCACCGATGCCACGGAGCCTTTCACGCTTTACCTCCCGGAAGGCGTTATTGATCTTTTCTTTCAGCTTTGCCTCGTTGTAGGTTGGTTCATCGGAAACCTCAAGAATCAACCCACTGAGGACTTCGGCTTTAAGTTCATCAAACGTGCTTGCCATGTCCGTACCTCGCTTATTCGGCTTTCTTTCGCCGTGTAGTGTGTTTCTTTGGGACTTCCTCATGTACTTCTGGGGCGGCCTCGACTTCCTTCTCCTCTTCAACAACAAGTTCCCATCCCTCACGCAGGAACGCTTTAAGATGGTCCTCGTTGCGAAGTTCCCAGGTTTCTTTGCCTTTTCTCACCTTGTACATTGAGCGACCTCCCGATTATCACGCAGTCGGCAGCTTGTGGACAGCGATTGCATCCTTCTTCTTGTTGAGGGCGAAGCAGTCATAGCGGAAACGTGCCTCAACAAGCGCACCGCTGATGCCCGGAGCATCGAAGTGGATCTTAAACTCTCTCAGCTTGATCGGGCCGGGAGCGACAAGCGGATTGGTGATAAGGAGGTCGGTGTTCGCAGGCATGTAGGAGGTCGGAACCTTGATGATGGAAACACCGTCAACCTCACCAACCTGACCGTTCAGAAGCATTTTCTGAGAGAGATCGCCGGAGCGGACGAAGTTCTGGTTCAGCTTGAGGAAGTTGTAGAAAGCCGGAGTGCAAACGGCGATACGACCGCCGACCGGAGCCTTGTCATTATCAAGAAGTTCCTGAAGGTTAAGGAAAATCTCGTAGGCGTTGGCGGCAGAAGCGGCACTGGTGACGATATGAGAAACACCAGAGACAGCACCGGCAGCCGGAGCAGCACCGGCGATAACACCAAGACGATAGGTATCGATAGCCATTTATTTTCAATGCAGTTCGTTAATCTGCACCCTGTTTTGCAAAACAGCTATGTATTACTACATAGATAAGACTATATCTTCAACTCCTTTACGGAGTGCCTACCATTTCCACGCACTTGCGTGTACGCCCATCAAGGGCTAGTCGTTGAACCTTCTTGAATAACGTCTTTCCAGTGATAGCCATACGCCGATTTTTTATGTCCAAGGCAACAGCCTCTTATATTTTGTGCCATATGGGTCACTTGCTTTGTGTAATTGAACTTTGTCCTGTTCAGCCAGTCGGCAGCCCGATAACTGCTATCAAACACCTGACCAGTCTCACAACAACGAATTTTCTTCTTCAATCCGTTTCCCGGCATAGCACCGTTTCGAACTGCATGAAGTGAATTTTCTTTGTATGTACACCATTCAAGATTGATTGCTCTGTTATCTGTTTTGTCGAGGTTCTTGTGGTTGACAGCATCTTTACCGGGTTCATGCTCACAAAAAGCTATTGCAACAAGTCGATGAACGCTGACTGTTTTGCTTTTCTGTTCGCATTTCAAATCGACGCTCAAATATCCGGTCTTTTTCAGATTCGGCTTGAGTATCTTGCCTTTGGCAACTCGCTTTTCGCTGTGTTTGATGCCAGTGCAAACAAGCCTATCAACGCTTCTAACCCTTCCGAGCGATGAAACCTCATAGTAACCTTCAAACCCTTTAACAGGCTTCCAAAGTTCCATTATTACGACCTCCAATTAAGTGTTCGTGCTTACGTTATTCAATTTGGCTGCTGATTGTCTTGAACGCCACCTATCAAAATGCGCTCAAGAGTTTCCAGCAATTAAGTAGGATTCAATCGCAACTCACGCTGCGATAGCCCAAAATCTAGGAATGACAACGTTATCGATGTTCTCAGCGAGAGTGGCAGCGGCCTCCATAGTACCCATAGTGTCATCCATGGACTTGCGGTCGATGGTCCAGGTCATAGACTTGTCCTGAGTCAGAGTCATTTCCTGGTTAGCATTGCCAAGTTCGGCGGGAGTGCCGTAGCGGTTGGTGCCGGTGGTAGAATAGTTGTTCAGGGTAGCAAGGTCACGAGAGAAAACACGGACAGTGCTAACGCCAACCCAGTCAAAGTTCTGGTTGACGATGGAGTTGGTAAGGGAACCAAGAGCAAATCTCTGGTCCACTACCGGAGAATACTTCTGAGCATAAGTAACAGGAAGTGCCATAATTTTTTCCTCCTCCGCTTAATGCGGAAATGTTATTTAACGTGCGTAGGGCGGTTTGATGGAATTGAAGCCCTTAATGAAGGGGTCCTCCTCTTCCTGACTGCCAGTACCGTGTTTCGGGTCAGGAATATTCTTGTAAATCTCCTGCTCAATAGCGGTGCGGAGCTGTGCGTCTCTGGCCTTCTGAATGCCTTCCTGTAATTTGAACAGGGAATCAGTATCGCCGTCATACTGGTAGGTAGCGGCTTTAGCGGCATCTTCCGGGGAGTAGCCAAGTCTGGAATACTGCTTTTCCAATCCGTAAAGAGCGACCTGTCTCTCAAGGCCATTTACTCTTTCAGCTTCGGCGGCAGCGGCCTCGGCCTTTTCCTGAGAAGCCTTTTCTGTAGCACTGAGGGTGTCTCTGTACTTGCGCTTGTTCTCAGCAGCCTCGGCAGTCGCCTTGTCGAGAGAGCGTTTGAGTGTGGCAATCTGGTTCATAAGGTCCTGAACAGACGGCTCGTCCTTCTTTTCCTCGTTAGCCGGATTCTCAGCTTCAACAGTCTCTACAACTTCGGGATTCTTGATCTCTTCGGGCATATTCAATTCCTTTCTGCGCTTTTTAGAGTGCATCTCCGCACTTTTGCGTGATTAACGACATTCTCTTGTCGGTTGTTAGTGAGAAATTTGTTAGGGAGTTTTTGCGCTTTTTAACGTGCATCTCCGCACGATATATAAAAAGAGGCCCCCGAAAGGACCTCTGATTATTGTTATGAAATTCATCCGCCAAATGTGAGCCAGCACCGGCAGTTCACTAATTCTTCCGGGTAGTCAGCACCATTGACGGTATCTCTTGGGGACATCAGTAAGGCATTGCCAACGTGGAAGAACTCACCAATCGGGACCGTCTGCCCTTCTGCTTTAACGTGTGTATCTCTCACTCGCTTATCCTGCATAGTGTTCCAAGTCTTAGTAGTAAAACCTCGCATGAGAGCAACAAGAAAATCCTCATAGCCCTCAATGGAGTTTGCTTCATCCTCGGCAATGAACTCAGCCCTGTCCTCAGAATCGAAGTACATGTAATAAGGAAGTAAGTCATCCTCTTCTCTGTCCTCGGATTCGTCAGGAACTTCATCTTCCAGCTCCTTGAAAGTGGGCTTGTTGCTGGTCTGAGCAACACTCTCAGTATTTGCGACAGTTGGCACAATCCTTCGCCGGGAAACATCGTTTATCTTGAAGGCCGTGACGGTGATGTACTCAGCAAGGTACTCGTCAATCTCATGCCCGGACGCTTCAATGGCCTCTCTCAGCCCTTCTTCAAGGTATCTCTGAGCAATGTCAAAGGCATAAGGCCCAAGCGTATTGATATACTCGTCAATCATCTTGAGGTAATCAATGATGACCGACTTGATCCGTCTTGCGATAGCTACTCGCCTGTCAACGGCGGGTTTCGGAATATCCATCACCAAGAAGTATTCGTCAATCGGCTCAGACCGTCTCTTATAGCCAAGGGCGTTGATTTCATCGAAAGACAGGTAAGCCATAAGCGTCACCTCTTATCAATGGTTGGGCTATTCTCCGTCTGGTCGGATTCGTCAGCGGACCGCCTATCCGTATTCGGGGCTTTCTCGCCAGAGCCACCCTCGGCTCCACCGGCAGTCGGCCTGTTCTGGTAGAACCCCTCGCCGTTGTAAGATTCGCCGGAAGATTCGCCCTTCTCATAAAGTGACTTCTGGAACTTCTCGATACCGTCCTTGGAATCGGCCCAAACCTGTTGCGGGTCGCTAAAGAGGTTGATGGCCTTAATGACCGCCTCACCATAGAAGCCATGAGAGATAAGGGTAGCGGCGGCATTGGCCTTGACGGTCAGCTCATAGGTTTTCTGCCTCTTGACATTAGGCTCAACATCGTAAGCCTTGAGAGACTTGAGCGGAGAAGTGACCGGCAGTTTCGGGGAAAGACGGCATACCTTGAGGACCAGTTTTACCTCTTCCATCTTTGCCGATTCAATGTACGCCTGCTGTCTTGTCGCAGAAATCTCAGCAGAGGTCCATCCAGAAGCATCGCTCATTGCAACGCCAGTGGAACCGCCCTTGTTGTCATTTCTCTCAGGAACGTTACACTTCTCAAGGATAGAGGACCGTCTTTCGCTGATGTTTTGTAACATGCCGTTGTAGTCATAAGCGACTGTCAGCGGATGCACAGAAGGAGTTTTACCGTCAGCAGTCGTGTAACCCATGACCCAATCGTTGGAAGTTGGATGTACAACATTGCCGTTTTCGTCCTTCGGGAAGTCGATGTTGACACCGAGCCAGATAGCCTGACAGTTGTTCTCAACATCGTTGGAGAAGTCGGAAATCATGAGGTTGAGGTTATCGCACTCACTGATCACTCGCTCGAAACACCCCATGCGGTCAGAACTTCTCTCCCACTCGACAATCGGAATAGCACCGAGCGGATTGCGGATTCCACCAGGTATACGAGCGGAACCTACCCTCTCAAGCGTCCACGGCACATCCTTCTTCTCATCACCAATACCACGCATTTCAAAGCGCAGGTCCTTAGTGAAAACAGTGAAGAACAGGTCGCCGTCATCATTGAAGCTGTAAGTGACCGCTGCCATGATGCGCCTGTCAATGTATCTGGAAGAGCGGATAACGAACGTGTACCGAGGGTCAAGCACCTCAACGCTGAACGGAGAAATGTCATCTTCATCATTGTTGAGGCCAACGTAGGTATACCCAACGCCAGTGATCTCAACGTATCTGCCCAGGTCCTGAGTTTTTCTGCCAATCCCGATAGAGGCGTAGGATTCGTTCAGAAGCGCAATCGCCTTTGTTTCATCCTTGGATTCGCCAACATCAACTCTTCCACGCTGGACAAGCGTAATGGGATTACTCCATATATAAGAAGTTTTGAACTCTGTTACCTGGTGGGCAACATTGTCAACGCATCTAACGTCAATATCCTCACGGACCTGTTTCTCTCTGCGAAGGGGTTGCTCACCGGCCTCATACTGCATGAGGTATTCGCAGTTCGACATGTTCATGAGGTGTTCTGCATAGGCCGTCTGTACAATAGGAATGACATTAGCCTCCGTCACCTCTGCAACATCGGTATAGAGGATTCGCCTTCCCCATGTATTTTCATAGTTGACCAAGGTTCACCATCACCCCCTTTTTTAGTACGAAAAAAGCACCCAGGTTTCCCCAAGTGCCAGTTTGTGAGCCTATCATCAATTTTCAAAATATTTTTCAAAAACGAACAAAACGAACAACATTAGCCAAAATAGCACTCTATATATCTCTTATAGGCCATTCTCACGCTGTCCGCAGTGTTGCCGCCGCCCATACGGATTGCAATATCCTCCCACTGCATACCCTTCACCAGACGATAGTTGAGAATACGCCTGATGTGGGAATCGGGAACATGAGCAATGAACTCTTCTATCCTGCATCGCTCTGCCTGAATATCAACGGACAGTTTGTTGAGAGTGGCTTGTGTGTTGAGAAGGAGTAACTTCTGCTGTTGAAGGGAAGTTTTAGTCCGTGAGTAATCGCCGGATGCGTAACCCTCTATGACAAAGCCTTGTACGCCACCTTCTCCGCCATAGACTTTATCTTTGACCACGCCTTCCTGCTCGATGCTCTTCATCCGCTGTTCGATGCGCTCAATTTTCTTGCTGATAGTCCAAATCTTCTCTCTGACTTCGCCATATTCCCTAACAAGGTCGCCGTACTGTCCAAGGCTTTCTTTCGTCATCGTCTACCTCCAAATGGGGACTGCATGATTATTGTGGGCCGGAAATTGAGTTTACGAGTAATGAAGAGTGCGAAGTTGGCGAGACAGTCAGGAACATCATCGTGTTTGTTCTTGCCCGATACTGAGTAGGTGACGAGCATACTCATGAAGCGACCGTAATCGTCCTTCGGGGAATAAAGCGACTTGTCCTTGAAGAGAACATGTTTCTTAATCCAGTCGGAGTTGACGATGATCCTTGTCTCCTTGTTCGTCTCAGTCGGCTTAGTCGTGACATTACACCGGCAGGAAACAGCATCAAGTCTCTGTTTGACTTCCCATGCGATTCTGTCACCACCGGCATTGCTCTCGAACTCGCACTGTTGCATATTGTGCTGGAATATGATGTTTGAAATCCGGGCATATTGGAAATTGAAATCAGAGCTGTCATCACAGATGGTATCGACCATGTAGAAATCGTCACCATACTGATACATGACAGGCAGTACCATGAAGTCAACGCCGGATGCTTTAGTATCGCAAACACCGAGAATCGCATCGGGTTCACCGACCGGCAGAGAGAGGTATCTGCGAAGGTCACTTTCATGATAAAGAAGTCCCTCACGCTCGACCGGCTGATTCTTGTAAAGGCACTGATAGGAAATGTCATCCATGACAAGTGCCTGATTGTTGTAAAACTCAGTCGAGAAACCATTTACATCGAACATGAAGTTGCTCTCGCCGGTCTTAGGGTCAATGTCAGGAACAGCTATGAAGCACCAACGTTTATTGTTCTCATAAATGGTCTGTAGTCTTCCAATAACGTCCCAAACCGACCACCGGGTGCTTATGTGTATCTCTTTGCATTTGTCCACTTTGCGCTGTAAAGCATCGGTCGCATAGATGTTCCACAGCTTATCAAGCGTGTTCTTGTTCAACGCCTCCTCAATCTTACCGATCATATCATCGACCATAAGAAACTTAGAGGCACGAACCTTACCAGCCATCTCAGAGCCAACGGACGCAGTATTCAGCGAAGGGAAGGGCTTATACTTGCCAACGTTGAATTGTTGCATCTTCGCATTTTGCTGAGAAACTTTGAGGTCCGGGAAAACAGATGCCCAGTTGTACTCAGGGCTTGTGACAATATCCAAAGCTCCGTCATAGTACATCCGGGTAATATCCGCCGAGTGTGAGAAGAACAGGTTATACTCTTTTGGCCACCACCCGATAACCGCTGATATGAGGAACTTCGAGAGAGTAGTCTTGCCAGTTCCCGGAGGAAGGGATATACAAAGACCGTCCAGTTCATCGTCAATCATGGACTGAATAGCCTGAATCAGACCAATCTTACAGAAACACCGTCTCCTCGGCTGATAGAATCGCTCCTCATAAGGCCGGTCCTTCTCAACATACATGAGGTAGGAATCAAACTGGCGGTTCTGCGCCTCAAAGAGCATGATTCGCCAATAAAGATTGTTATACAGTTCAGGATTCTTGCACTTGGGGTCAGCTACCTTGTTGATGCACTCACGCTTCACTTCATCGGTGAGGTTAAGGACATACTTGCGGTCGCCATAGTCGTTATTGAAAACACCGCTCCCCCAGGAAACAAGATATTCAACGCCAGTAGGCGAACAGAGATACGACCTTTGTAGTCGCTCGTAAATCTGTCTATCGTCAGAACGCAAAAAAGAGACACCTCCTTCTCAGAAAGTGCCTCTCCACTGTCACCTACACCCACTTGCGTAGGCCAGATGCCTTATTATAAAATTTTCGTCCGCTTATCCTTGTAGACAGATACTCCATCTTTCGAGGTTCGGACCGTCACATCATAGCCATTCTTGATAGCATTAGCCATAAGGACCGCTGCCTGCCTGATCTTCTCAGCAATCTCGACTTCTGTCACTTCGTCACCCCTCACTTCTTTAACGCTTCAATGAAGCTCCACGTCCAGTAGAGGAATACGGTGTAGAGGACTTCCGCCCCAACTACCTGACGAATCGCAAAATCAAAGCCCATTGCCTTGAGACAAATCCAGACAAGAAATGTCAGCGGTATGCCAAGTGCGATAACAGCAACAATCAGCCCAATCGCAAAAGCGAGTGCCTTCTTAAAATCCATATTAGGCCGGAAATTCCTTTCTTTAATATTTTTATGAAGGGTTAATAGAAACAAAGTCGTGCCTGTTTTGTCGGTCCTGGTACAGGCATAAACCAGGTAGCAACATTGTGCGATTCAATGTCACAGGAGGTAAGAAATGAAAGGAGTACACTGCTCCAAGCGACCAAGCGAGAGTACCGAATCCCTCTTAACAGCTAATAGCTACTTGATCTCACACCAGTAAACATCTGGCCTGACAAAAACCACCAGGAAGATGACAGACCTGGCGCAAAAAGCGAACCAGATGCCCCCATGATTATCCCTTACGGCGAGATTCGAACTCGCGTTGAGCCGATGCACCGGCCTATCTTGCCCATTAGATCACGTTAGGGAGCCTGTTATAGCGGTTCACTCGCTATTTTTCGTCACAGGCAGTTGGTTATGTGTTGCGCTTCACACAACCTTCGCCGTCTCGCCATCGTAACCGGTTTACGGTGGCTCCCGGCAGTCGCAGGAGAGGGATTTGAACCCCCGATTTCAAGGTTATGAGCCTTGCGAGATTGACCGAACTTCTCTATCCTGCAATGCGACAGACTACAATGCGGCCTGTCAGCGCAAACAGGAGAACATGTATGATGAACTTTCAAGGCAGAAGGGAAGAAGAACCGCAATGAAAGCAATCACCAGTTAATTTCTGCCAGTCGAACCGATACCGCCTCTATCAGGATTCCCCAACCGCTCGACCTCAATAATCTCGCAATCAGGTTGCTGACGCATAATGCGGAACTGGCAAATTCTTGTAAACTGCGGTATTTCACAAACCGACTGTCCATCAGGCAATCGCAGGCAGTACGCCGGGAAGTGCCAAATGTCATTGTCGCCCTTGTACGCATGGTCAATTACGCCAATGGAGTTAGGGCAAATTACGCCATACCTCTTGAACGTTGAAGAGCGAGGAGCAACTATGGCTTCATACCCGGCAGGCAACTCAATGGAGACACCCAACGAGATCAACCGGTAGTCGCCCTGGTGCATTACAACACGTTCAGCGGTGTACAGGTCATACCACTCACCCTCATGAGCCTGTCTAATATCAGGCATTCCGGGAACATGGTACTTGACCTTGATAACCGGGTTAAGTATCTCTTGTCGTGCTATCAGCACACTCAGTCTCCATATCGAACAGCCTGTCAGCTATCCGTTCCGAAAGCCCTACATCGGCAGTCACATCAGTTACGCTGTCAATAACTGCCTTGCGAAAATCAGCGTCATTGCGATACTCAGCGAGAAGAACCGCACAAGCCTGTTGCAACGTGTCAATGGTCGCCTGAATGTGAATGTCCGGGTCACTAAGTATCAAGCAAAGCGCAGAGGGATGTGTCTCAAACTTCAAAGTCGGGACCTCACCGGCCTCTATATGCGCCTCAACACTGTGAACCAAAGGAACTTGTACATCGCCGACAAACAAGCGTCCGTCACTGAACTCGACCTTGCAAGGCATTACTTAGCCCCTCCGTCTCCGAGAAGAATCAACGAGCATCACCACAGCTACAGCACCAATAGCCACGCCTAGGGTAAGAGGACTTTCACTGAGAAACCGCAAGGCTTCACCGACAATCGGAACGTTAGTCAGGAAAGCACCAACGACCATTGCTCCGGCAATCTCTACGACCTCTTTCACGGCGTTCACAGCGCAAAACCTCCAATGGACACGAAAAACGTTCTGAGGAACAGGTGACATGTATCTAAGGCGATACCCGGCACTATTGACCGCTGCCATAATAGCGTCACGGTCGAAGGTGAACCACTCATTCAGCACACAACGATCACGAAGCCGCTGATGAAGATAAGTCTCAAGTGACCGAGCCTCACTCATATCATGGCACTCGATGATGTACAGGACCCTCAACTCCCTAGGATTACCAGTCTGTAGCTGAGAGAGCCGTCTGTCGAGGTCTGACGCTATGCCGATTTTGATGAACTCTCCATCCGTGATGAAGTATACGCAATTCATAACCATGGCTATATTTAACCACTTATCAGGCTATTCAGCAAGTGAAAGTTAGCTTTTAGCTATCGCTATTTTCGCTTTTAGCTGACTGTCAGAGTAAAAATAAAACCCGGATCAGTAAACAGGTAACGAAAGACTGTTAGGTAAATGCTATATGACATGTTAGTGAGTAGAATATTATGTGTGTGGTAGTAGCCCTTTTTCTTTTGGAGAATATTTGGGGGACTAACTACTCTACTTCTACCTTCTGACTATACCCCTATACCGTCTGTTTACCCTTTTACGAAATGGATTAAATTGTTTATCACTGTTTACACAATGACTATAAATCCATATCTATTAACAGTGATTAACAGAACAGGTAATGAGAGATAGCTTGATTTCAGCATTCCCCAAAACCCGCCACGGCTGAACAGGGATCCACCGAAACGGACGGTCCGACTAATCGAATAACCACTACGACATACGACAAAGGCCACAACATCCAGTTAGTCATAGCAATCTATTCGCTAAATCATTGTTTGCCGAAAAGATTGATGCGGTATTCCGTATTTTCGCCCCACTTTTTACCCCATTTCCGACTATTCGTTTTCGGTTTCGGGTAACTGTGGGATTTGGCTACTTTCTACAGCGCCACCGGCAGCGGGTTCTTGTTTCACCGGCAAAGCGTCTAAGCCTTGCAGCATGTCTGACCGGCTCAACCTTGGCTTTGATTCTTCACGACTGACGCCAGGCAGATTCCAAGCGAACTGTCTGTTTAAAATTCCCAGGATTCCAACAGGGCTTTTGGCGGTCTGTAACATGTTGGATAAAGTCTCTTCTCTTGCACCTGTTATACGTTTGAAAATGTCGAACCGTTTTTGACTTAGTATATTATTAATACTATCACTCTTCCAGTTGTAAACAGTTTGGTAATCTATTCCAACCATCCTACAAAAGTCTTGCATTGAACACGATTTATTATTAAGCGTCGCAATATATATATAAATATCTGCTATCCCGCTTAATAGTTCCACATCATCAAGATTCAACACGGATTTTTGATTGTTTATACCCGGATTTTTGCGTTTAAAAACCTGCCTGTTTACGTACATAAGGCAAGCTGTAAAAACGTTCTGCGGTTCCTGCTTTAAGGATTCAATGTTCTGCGATAAACAGAAATCTTCCACTGCCTGAAATATCCGGTTTTCGTATGTCGTTAGATCGTCTGGGAGTACCTGAATATCATCAATCTGACCCATAAAAAATACCCCCTTTTCACGGCCTAATATGGCTTTCATCCGGCTTTACAGCACCCGAAATTTTAAAGCATTTTTCAACGTTCCCCAGGTGGTACTTTTTGCGGCTCAGACGGTCTACTTCTCGTCATATCGGACCCGGCGCAGCAAGTCGCTGTCCTCACCTGTCGTGGGAACCGTATCACAAAGATAGCCCGATTGTCAACCCTATCACTAAAACCCGTTCTTTTTGTTCGTTTTTCGGCTACACTTCCGGCACTTTGTAGCCCGGCAAGATCAGACCGGCAGACATAAAAAAAGGACCTGCCCAGCCTGGCAAGCCCTTATTCTTTTTAGCATGATGACACTTTGCTTTCCTATACACGTCTTACGGACATCCGGTCCGCATCATAAATAGCTTTCATTGCCTTGGCTTTCTTCATAGCCCCTTCGAGGGTCCACGCCTGGACGACCGTTTCACCGCTCCAGTTGTCACCGCTCCAATATGTTACATGGTATCTTTTCATTTTTTCGCCCTCCTGTTTTCGGCTGATTTTTTAAAAGTTGTGGGGACCCTTCGCCCGGATCGTTTTATCATGCAGCTATTTCGCCCAGTTCGGGCACATCTTCACCGGCCTCATAAACGTAAACCCGGCCCGGCCCTACTTCTGCATCATTGCCGGTTTTCATATCGTGGTGATAAGTTGCTACCCATTCACCAGAGGGGAGCAAGCAAAAAGCTGTTTCCTGCACCGGAACGCCGGAACGTGTGGACCTTGTGAAAACGTGGGCGGAATACTCACCACCCCGGACCACTACAGCATCATAGGCCCCAATAACCAGCCCGGCGAAAAATTCCCGCTTTACTTGATCGTTCAACTTTTCCAGATTATCCGCCTCCCGGAAATCCCCGGTTTTAAATCCGTATATAGTAGCGTCATGGCAATCTATCAATAACCGCTTTTTCATCTTCTCGCCCTCCTATTATCTAGGGACCGGCCCAGCACCGGCCCCCCCATGCTTTCATCTTTTACCGCTTAATTGCCCCCGGTCTATGTTTTTCCAATGTCTCCACGGCTTTTTCGTAACTATCAAACCCGCCCGCAAATCCCGAATTGTATTTGATCCCGGCCCTTGAAACGCCCACGCCGTAATTGATGAAGTAAAGACCATTCCCGGCTTTTTCAATTTCGATTTTCTCGCCGTCTGCGATCCATTCAGAAATAATCATTTTCAAAACCTCCTTATTTGAGCAGTTCGCTAATCTCGTCTGTTCCGTCTTTTCTGTAGCAGTTAAGGCACCCCAGACAAGAGCGGGAACCGCAGTTAATATTTACATCGTACTTTTTAGAAAATTGTTTTGTGTAGACTGTAAAAACCTTATCAACAAACCAGCGAAAGCGGGCGGGAATCTCAGTTTTTTTGTTGATATATTGGGAACTAAGGACTACTATCATGTTATCCGGTTTCGGCACTTCCTTAAACGCCATATAGAAGAAACCCGGGTTTTTAGTCCATACAGCAATAGTTGTATGCGGGTTTTTCTTGCAAAGGTTACAAAAATTGACAACCGCATTTTTTGACGCAAAATCTCCAAAGGATTCGCCCCGGAAATAAACCGTATTCAATATCGGCAACCAATCGGGATGAATGATTCCGTTATTGAGGATTTGAAAATTTCTTTCCCCACATTTTGCAATGGAAGTTTTGAAATTCTGGAGGGCATCCGCAAAACAGAAACCGCAGATCGAAAAGTCCGTTGAAAGTGGGTCGGCCTTGATAGCCTTGGAAAGCTCCCCTTTTGAGCCATAGCCCTTTAGAGCCGCCTCAATCCTGGGAGGGCAAACACCGTTGCATTTGCAGGATGTAGAGATTGAGGACATGCCGTCCATTTTTCCCTCATGTTTTGTTGCAATGTGGAGGCCCCCGACATCATTTGAAGTATTCATAGAAAGCAACGGATAAACCGCTTTAATTTCGGCGGGCATCGGCCTATATAACATTGTATAGTCGGCCTTGACCATCTCCTTGATTTTGTCTTTACTCCATCTTGCCATTTTGGAAACCTCCATTTTATCAGATCGTTCTTTATCTCCCGGATGAAACCGAACCGAAATTTGATTTTCGCCCCCGCCCCATGCCGTCCGGGTCCGTGTCCCTTTCCTTTAGGACACTTATAGAATACACCATATTTGTTAATCCGTCAATACCGTTATTGTATTTATCCGGATAGAATTACGTAGAAAAAACAGCCTCATTTTTGTGCAATTTGTACATCTTATATAGTGCATCATCGGGCAGGCATACAGCCCCGGCAGACAGCCAAGCCCGGCACAAAGGCCATAGAACGCCCTTGAAAGCCCCAAGCGGCCCGGAACGCCCCCGGCCTTTATAAATGTATATCCGACTATAAAAAGCCCTTGCAAGTCCTCACAACGTCCCCGGCATGGATCAGCCCGGAAAAGCTGGACCCGGCCCAGGGGAAGAACGGCAGACCCGGCAGACCGGCAGAGCTAACGCCACGCCCCCGGCCCACGCCCGGCACGATCCCGGCAGACTTCCCCGGAAGAATAAAAAAGGACCGCCGACAAAAGCCGACAGCCCTAAAACGCCCCACAACGAGCCTATTTATATATATGAATGTTTCCTTGTCTCCCAGGATAAAAGCCCATTACAGCCCCGCCTAGGGACGCACAACGGCATTATTTATCATCTTCTACATACTTTAGAATATTGCCCGGCTGCATATCTAACAGCTTGCAAAGAGTATCTAAAACTATTGGTCCAACTGGTTTTCCGTCTCTTAAATATTGAATAGAAGATTCTGCTATTAGCTTTTCTTTTCTAAGTCGTGTCGTAGTGTAGCCCTCTTCTTTGAGCATTCCCAGCACGTCAAATTTATATACCAGCATTTTCTCTTACCCCCTTTTATATTGTAAATACATAATACCACACCCACCAAAGCCCGACAACATTTTTTCAAAAATAGTGTAATTTGTGCTTGACAATCCCGGTATTGTTTGCTAAGATAAGTACAACAAAAGGAACACCAAAAACAGTTCACCGAAAGGAGTTTTTACAATGACAATCAATGACCTTTTCATTAGTTCAATTTGCGGCAAGTGTACCGCCGAAAGTATAGCAGTAACTTTCAAGAACGGATCGACAGCCGACTACAGCACAGATATTTTTTCTCTTCTGGTCAGCGATCCCGCCACCGCTGAAATTATCAGCAACGAAACCGGCGAAGTTTACTACACAGCCGCCGAAAACTACATTGCATACCCGGAAAGCTACAGATAAGTTATCCCCAGGCCATGCCCCGACAAAGGGGACCCGGAAAAAGGCGGTCCGAATCCGCCCATGGTCTATCCGTAACTGTCAACACATGCACAACAGGAGGAACCGCAGATGAAAAAAGCCCTTGTAAACCTCATTAACATTTTGGCGGAGGCAGCTGATCCTTTTGAATATCGGGATTTTTGCGCCGCCATCTCCCCCGAAAGCCCGGAGGAGTACACGCTGAAAGCACTTGAGACGAACAAAGCGAAAGTTATGGATGACCTGCGAGAAATGGTAGAGGCCCCTATCTATGACACGCTTGTAAACCTGGTCAACCTGGTATTTGAGTAAAGGAGGGATGAAACTATGGGAACCAAATACAACATCACAGCTAAAAAGGGAGACAAGCGGATATTAAAGCCCCGGCTCCAGGGACACGACTGGACAGACCATGAATTTTACGGCAAACGCTGTACAGTCATCCAGGAGGGCGCAGTTTATGATGTACACTTGGTCCACATTGACGGAATGGATGAAAACGCCGTATGGTGGGCCAATGGTGACGAACTGGAAAAGATCAAATAATCAAAAGTGCCGTTCTCAGTGGGAGAGCATCGGAAAAAGCCCCTTGTGATAGGTTCAAACCCTATACGGCATACTCAGAGGGTTTAAGTCCCCCTGGCATAATCGAAACTGAAAACAATCAACTAAGCCCATGGTGGCAGAAAAGGAGAATACAATGGAAAGACCGTATGAAAAAGAAGCAAAGGCGTTCTGCAACGCAATCAAGGCGTTTGCCACCAATCCCGACAACCTTGAAAACCTTGAGAGTTATCTTGCCATGCACTTCGCCACATGGATGCAGAAATACGCCGATACCCCGGAAAACATCGCCAGTGAAATGAACTCCTTCGCTGAGAATTAAGTCCCCCCTGGCATTTTCATAAAGGAGAAAGCTATGAAAACATCAGATGCTATCAGACTACTTATTGACCGCAACGTGGTAGGCTCACTCGGTGCAAAAAGACTTATCTATAACGCAATGCTCCAGGGCGAACTTACCATAGACGAAGAACTGTCACTCTGGCGCCACGTCTTGAACCTTGAAAACTAACTTGCTTTAAGTCCTCGGTGGCAAATTTAGAAAGGAGATAATCATGATGTACAGATACTACTTAACACAAAGGCCATTCGCTCCCGGAACATTCCCCGGCAAACCTACTGATTGGGCAGACATTTCAGACGGCCGTGGTCGTGTGTTTGTCCCTGAGATCAACCGTAAAGCCTGGGCATGGATAGAATATGAGTCCCCCCTGGCTCAGAAGGAAGTTGATGCTTACGAACTGGTCCCGGCCTTCCCTGTTTACGAAGTAGGCGAACTGGACGAGCGATTCCGTGAGGGATTTGAGCAGATGAATCCCGGATATGCCTGCACCGGCGAAGCGCTGAACATCACGTATCCGAGCGGAGAATATATCGAGTATGTAGTCTTCACGCAGAAAGCTAAGTCCCCCCTGGCTCAAAGGCCCGAAGTCCTGGATATGGGAGACTATTACAGAGTAGCCGGATATAGCAAGTTCTATCACGTAGACAAAAAGACCCTCCTGGCAACTGAGGAAGATTAAGCCCCCTGTGCCAATTTCAGTTAGCTTAAAGCGTAAAGCCCCTCCTGCCTTTCTGAGAGCCTTTACAATCCATTTTAAGTCCCTCCTGCATATGTTTTACCGCATAGAGGCGCAAGACGATTATAGAGGCTTTCAGAGGGTTTGAGGGGACGCAAAAGAAATTTGGCAATCCCGTAATTTACCTATTGACAATACCGTGATTGTTTGCTACAATGGAGACAGTTAAAGAACAGCACATGAAAGGAGACAGCAATGGACCTCGCAAAAGCACAGCAGATTGAACACGCTTGCATAAATGGGCGTAACGTATGGATCTACCTCATTCAGTCAACCATAGGCGACTACTTCTTCACTCAGTATGAAGAGAAGGGCATGGAGATTACAGACAGCTACGTTGGACGGTCCCAGGAGAAGGCTGAAAAGGCGTTTAACAGAGCAGTAAAGAAAATTCTTGCAGATAAGTAAAGAACAGCCCCAGGTGGCAAGGAAAGGAGAACAACATGTTTACAGTACACGGAAAGGCCCTCAACAACAGCAACAACATCATGGATGCAATCGCAACCTACATGGACGATGACATTCGAGAAACGGTTCACGCAGAACTTGCCCCCTGCACGAATGACGAGTTCATTGCCAGATACCTTGAACTTGATCCTGACTTTGAGGAATTTCTGGTCAGCGAGTTCAATTTCCGGGAAGTAGATACCCCTGCCGAATTAGAAGAGGACTAAGGCCAGAACATTTCCCTGGCCTCACGAAAAAGATGGAATACGGACGATAAGAAGGAGGTGTGAAAATGCCAACGAAAAGAAAAATCACTCCCGAATACATGCAGAAGGTTCGTGAGTACAACGACCGCAACTACGAAAAGCTGACGCTCATGCTATCAAAAGGCATTAAGGCCGAATGGAAGGCCGAAGCCAAGAAGAAGGACATGAGCCTTACGAGATTCGTTACAGAGGCGGTCACGCAGTACATAGCCAGCGGAGGACAGACAATTCCGCAGGAACCGGACGAGAACTAAGCCCCCGGTGGCAGATTGGAGGAACAACATGGCAATCAGCAGAGCATCCATCGACAACAAGGTATGGCAGGTCCGCAAGTACCTCATGGAGCGTTACGGACGCGATAGGGCGGATGTAATCGTTGCTCCCCTTGTGTGGTATGTCGAAACCGGAAGAGCCAGTGTAGCGTTCCTCAGAGCGTTTCTGGACAGCAAGACATTTATGACAGCCCGGAGACTTGCCAACGCCAGGACCTACGATATGGCTATTGGGAGCCTGAAAGACTACTACGGTCTTGAGTAATCCTTGCGTAGCCTTGAGTAAATGCCAGTGTTTTGCCAGTGTTTTGCCACTTTTTTGCCAGAAAGGAGGTCCCCGGTGCCAGAATATAGCAAACTGCCAGAGCAGAGCAGACAGGCAATTCGCTACTTCAGGGAGATGTTTATGGGTAATAATCCGGCATTAGCCCAATACGCAGACTTCGCACTCGCCGGGTATCTCCTCGGATTAACAGATGCCGGTGTACTGACGAGTGATGAGGCCGACCGGCTCATGAATGACACGAAAGGAGCATGACATGTTTGATTTTCTTGACGAAGATGAAATCCTGGACAGGGACGAAGGAAAGGATCTGACGCTGTTTCGCTACGTCAACCAGGTAATTGAAACCGCAGTTCTGGTCAAGCACTACGGCAAAGAAAATGAGGAAACACTGATTCTTGCGTCTCCCCTGGCTGATTATCCGACCTGTCTTGAGGATGCGGTCAACAACTACACATGGGTCAGACCGGAAGATAAGGACTGGTCTGAGGAAGGAGGGTTTGATTGAAAGTCTACGTTGTAACAGCCGGTGAGTATTCCAGCTATCGCATCGAAGCAATCTTCACAGAGCGAGAAAAAGCAGTCGCATACGTCACTATTCATTCGAGCCAGTACAAAAGCCTCTGTATCGAACCATATGAAACATGGGACGGTGTAGTATCTGACGGCAAAGATGTTTTCCGTGTCTACATTGACGATGGACAATTTACCGTAAGGAAACTTCCTGAAAGTGCGTTTGCCAACAGAGGTTTCAACTTTTACAAAGAAATGTTCGTGCGACAGTACCCTGTCAAGGCAAAAGACCCCGAAGGAAATCTACTTACAATCGGATATAAGCGTTGTATTGACGTTGTAGCCAAAGACAAGGATCACGCACTCAAAATCGCTCAGGATAAATGGGCGGAGTACAAAGCGCAGAAGGCCGGGATTTAAGATACCCAAACGGAGGATACCGAAATGAAAGTCTACATCGTAACAGCCGGTACATATTCTGATTACCACATCGAGAGGGTATTTACGGATGAAAGTATGGCACTGGCCTACATCGAAGCGCAGAAAGACAATGATATGTGCATCGAAACATATGATGCCAACGAAGAGAAGCACAACTCCCTGACAGGTTATACCGTAGCTTGCATTGACGGAAAGTTCTACGTCCACAAGCATACAGGCGACTTCTACTTCTATGATTATTGCTACACAGAGGCGCAACCTCACTGGCACGGTTTTGAGCGGGCGAGAAAACTTATGCCGAGAGGCAAGAAGATACCCCTGTACGTTACCAACGTTGTTTCCGAGAACGAAGAGAAAGCCCTGAAAATCGCACAAGACAGGTGGGCAAAATTCAAGGCAGAAAAAGCCGGGATTTAAGATACCCCTGTCCCAAAGAAAAAAGCGATAGCCCGAAAGCTACCGCTCTTTTTATGCTCAGATATAGTTTTCTTCGATATATCTACCCACGGAACCATCCTTGAACCTAACGTTAATTGCACGTGGATATGTGTCACCCGGTCCATATTCGGGTTCCGTTACTGCAACGCCAGTGTGCTGAGATTCGCAGTCCCGGCAATCTTCTTCGTTTTCGTAGATTGAATGGCAATAATCGCACATCCATCTTTGCACTGCTTTCATTCAGCCCCTCCTGAGTTCTTTATCCACTCTGATTCATACCAAATTGTCAGAGCCTTCTCGCCATTGTCCGATGTTTCCTCTTCGTACCTGCAAATTTCATCGTCAAGGTTGTAAATGTCTCCGTCCAGTGAGAGGAGTGTGCCATTAATTTCATACCGACAAATTCCTGTGAACATGTCAAGTTCTTCTGTGCCACCATTCGGCATAATATCCACCTCAACGACTGTTCGACAGTAAATCAGCAGAGGCCCCTGTGGATTCACGTTCTTTATGGCATCGCCAAGTGTCATTCAGTCCTCCTCGTCTCCTGTCTCTTCAACTATGTCCTTCGCAAATTCGTCCAAGTCCTGTTTGATCTCATTGGCAGTCAGGCGAACCGGTACTAACGTCTGAGGCATGAACTCCAACTCATAAGCATACTTTGATACGCCCACGCCAGAAACATCTTCAACGGTATACATCGTCCACTCATTTAAGTAAATGTAGTGTTTCTGATAGATGCCCTTCTCCCGATCAAGTTCTACCAAGACAGCTATGCCGTCAGTCACATCCTCGATTGACATTTTGCCGGTCATTTGCAGGACGCACTTATCTGAGCGAGAGTTGATAACGGTCAGCCTTCGGGTTACATTGAAGTTGTCGGCCTCCTTACTAATGTTATATGAAACTCGTTCAGCCTCACGTGCCTCACAGCCAGTCAAGCTAAGAACGATAACGGCAATCGCCACAGCAGTAATAATAGATGCAAATATCTTCTTCATTCAATCCTCCTTGTACTCGTTCAAAACGATTATAGAAAACGCCCACAACTCCAAGTTTTTCCAGTAAATTCTTTCGGGATCAAAAACGTAATCAGCCGGTAAATATCTTTTGTCCTTCCTCATTCCCCCTTCTCCTTCCAGATAATCCTCGGATATTCATGCCGTCTCATTTCCTGCTTACCGCACTTGGCGCACTGATGCTCATACCTGAGCGGATATGTGGAGATAACAATTCCTGTAGGCTTCATCTGTCCGCCGCATTCATCACAGTAAAGTTCAACCAGCTCCGCCTCAATCGGTTTTGACTTCTTCACGCTCTCTCCTCCATTCCTCAATCGCATCCTGGATAACCGTACTGAATCTATGACAGCAATGGCTTTCCTCGTCATACTCGGCGCAATCGTGACAATACGGCTGTTCGTCAGGAACTTTGACATATCTCGCAGTATTACCGTTTGCGTCAGTAACTGTAAAGGCAGCGGTCGTAGCAACATCAAGGTTTAGGAACTGATCGTAAAGGTCCTCGGTGGTTTCGCCAAAAAGCTCAGTCATTGAAAGCCCCCTCTGTAATCTCCCGCATGTAAGGAAGGTTATTAAGAATCTTCACGAACTCACGCCACTCGTCAAGTTTGTGGCCCCTCCTCTGCTTCATCATACTGACCGCCACTTCATAGTTGAGCATGACAGTCCTTCTCTGATTGTAGGAAGAAGGAAGAAGCTGAATTAACTGCCACCAGAACTTCTTGTCTTTGGTCTTGAGGAAGTTGTCTCTGAACGCATTCAGCGCATTGACCACACCTCTCAGCACTCCGGTCCCATCGCCCTGGATAAGGTTCTCATGTGAGAAGTCATCCACTTCAAATTTCTTTGCGTGAATCTTGTGCATCGTTGAGCATGAGTTTTTCTCTACGCCCATCCTGTAGGTGTCAAACTCCTTCCACCAGTATAAAGGAGCGGTAATGTCGCACCAGACAACGATCATCCGCATAAACTTCCGATGCTCAGTACCGGCCTTGAACAGTCTCCGCATCAGGTCCATATCGTTAGGACCAATGCTATAGTAGGTAAGCGTGACCTCATTTTCATGAAGCGGCACTTCCTTGACCCATCCAGAATCGCTCTTATCCCAACTGTTCATCGGGTTTCTCATTCCCCGGATAGCGTGTGCAAAACCGGCAACTTCGATTTCTTCAACCTTAATCATTTTCAACCTCCCATATTGTTAATGACGAACAGAATAGCTTCTCCCCTCGGTGATATGAGCCAACGTATCAGATCAATGAAGGTAGCGACCCATCCAATAGCGAAAGCACATGTTATTGCACCGGCAATAAGAGCTGGCCCCTCATACATGGAAACGCACTCGCAACCATGCTTCTTGATAAACACCACAGTGAAGATAACAATGGCGGAAATGATAACTGCACCAAGCACAAGCCACACAACATCTCTGGTGATTGAAGCCCTGACAATCTCAGCGATCAAACTGTCAGCCGTTGTGCCAAAAGTCTCGCCTAATACCTCAAGTACTTCTCTTACTTCGGCAGCGGTCATCAGTACTCCTCCTCTTCGGTAAAGCCATCATCGAAGGTTTCCTCTTCATTATCCTCTTCGTCCTCTTCTTCATCGTTCTCGGTGAAGTCAAGAATTTCATTCAGCGCAATCTTCAAGGCATCAACCGTCATCCGCCTGGAAACGAATGCTCCAACTACTCCGCCAAAAAGAAATGCGAACACATAAAACATTACGTTCATTTAGCCCTCCCTGTCTGGTCCGTCATTAAGGCCCTCAACATCTGCTATGTCAACCCACGTCCTGAAAACTCTGCGACCAACTAACATGTCCTGCATCAGCCGTTCCCATTCTTCCTCGGTATCAAAAGACTTTGAAAGTTCTTCCGGGTCCTTTGTCCGTTGCTGGTAGAAGAGATCAATAATCAGGAAGGCAACTCTGTCCCGGTTATTTCTCGGCTGAGTAATGATGACAAACCTTTGCTTACCGTCAGGACCTACCCATTTAACTCTCCACGGATAAGGCTTTCGTCTCTTGCCATCCTTGTTTTTGGTCTTGCGCTTGTGGCTGATTTCTCGACCAAAGTAAATCTTGTCTCCAACTTTAACCATCAGTTTTCTCCCAGTGAATCTTCTGCCCACAGTGACGGCAATACCTGTCGCCAATATCAATACCCTTGAAACAGGCCGGGCAGTTCGGCCCTCGTGCATTTTTCGCAAGGCTCTTCATGAGGGCAGTGATAGCAATGAAAAGCATGTTGTTCCCCAGGTCATCATCAAGATTTATCCGCTCACTTAGTGCCATCTGTCGAAGCCTCCAATGCCTGCCTGATTTCGTCACTCAGGTCAATGTGAACGCCCTTCGATTCCAGAAGTTCAAAGACCGCTGCCCACTCAGTTGTTCCGTTGAAGATGGAGTTAACGTAACGATGGTAGCACTCCTCAAATCGCTCCATTCGTGTCAAGCCGAAGTCGAACACTTCCCACAAGCACATCAGAGCGACAGCCTTCATTGTGCCAGATAAAACTACCTTGTAAGTGGTGTCCTCAACGAAAAGGTCACGCATATTCTTGAAGATGAACACGCCGGTCCGGTTCCTCAGAGCAAGTTCCTTATTGAGAACAGTCAATGGATCTTCGCCCTTATCCTTGGCCTTGTTTGCCATTTCGACCGCCCATGCAAAACCTTCCATTCTCCATTGCTGCTCCTTCTTAGACAGTCCTGCCATTTACTCACCTGCTTTCATGAAAACATAACCGATGATAACGAAAACCAGCAACATCACAAACGTGCCTTTATCCATCAGCCGTTCTCCTTTTCCTTTCTTCTGCGTTCCAACTCGGCATTAACGTTGTAAAGAAAATCGACAATCATCTTGCGTCTCTTCCGGGAAGTCCAGGATTCACCCTCGCAGTACAGAGCGATAAGCCGGTCCGCTTCTTTCACGAACTCGTCCCACATTTCCTCGCTGTCAGCATCCGAAAACTTGTCAACGTAGGCAGTGAAGTCCCTGAGAAAATTGTGTTCCTCAAAGCAAGTAAAGGCCCGGACGATTGCGTCCATGCGCCGGGAAGAAATATCGTCCTTGAGCTTACCGTCCTCGTCAGCGCAGAAGTGAAGCCACAACTTGTTTGAATCTCTCAACAGGCCATTCTTGTAATCATCGTTTTTCTCCGGGGACCAATACGCCTGTGCGAATGTCCAGAAGTTCCCAAAGAAGGAAAACTCCCGGTCGCCCTTTTTGAAACTTTTCACTGCCATTAAATCGCCTCCTCAACAAGTCTACGCCTTTCAGCGTCTATCTCTTCTTTTCGGTCCTTAACAATCTTGCGGACCATGTAATCAGTTACGCCAAACTCCCTCGCAGTACGCTTAATCCCATTCCATTCACCAGTGTCAGGATTTTTCGTGCAAAGGAAATTAACAATCATCGTCTCCTGGTCAATTCTGGTAGGAGTGATCGCTTCACCTTCCTCGACCACCGATGAATCAGCAAGAGCGGACAACTCCATCTTTAAGTTTTGGATTTCGAGTTTTAGTTCGACAATCTGCGCTTCATAACCCTGCTCCCTCTCTTTGATTGTGGCGTATGATTCCTCTGCTCGACTTGCTCTGCCCGACCAGTAATCGTACATGCCCTTGTACTTCTCGACCTGTACCTCAAGGTCAGGAATTAGCGTATCCTTCTCTTGCATGTACTGATAGACCGACTTCAAATCAGCCAATGCCTTATCGTACTTCTCGCCCAACTCGGCATAACATTGTTTAGCAAAATCTCTCTCAGCTACCGCTTCTCGCAGTCCTGCCATTCCTGCTTCAAGGCCCCTGATAGTACATAACTTCCTCACTATCTGGTCAGCCGGGTCCCTAACTGGCGCACCAGCTTCATAAGCCAGAGCATTGACCTCACCCTCAAGTTTGCACCACGCAGCTTCAACATCTTCGGGTAAAAGCTCCTGCAACGCCATCTTAACGCCGACTGTCCGATTGTACGTTTCCCTCGCAAGCCATGTACGATTAAGTGCCGCCATAAGAACCGCCGTGGCAGCGGTCATCACAAGACAGCACCATCCAAAGTTGGACTGCCTTGTGTTAGCAAAGATGACCCATGCCGCAATCTGCAATGCCAGAATGATCCGTGTCGGTTCAGCAAGCAGTGTTTTGAACAGGCCAAATGCGTCAAGCCAAATGAGTAGCGCAAGGTTGAGGAAGGCAGCGGTCAGGATAACTCGAATGGGCTGTTGAGTGTAAATTGTCAACACGCCCCACCCTATCCCGGCTATAGTGGTGTAAATTCGGGCTTTTCTGAACCTATCGAATCGCACACCTTCCGGGGCTTTTTCAAGATAAGTGCGTATTTCCTTGCTTAAATCGCCCTCGCCGTGTAAGGCTTTAGGCATACGCAGAAACCCTCGCATACGGTCCGCAGACCATGTATCACGCCGTTTCGCATATCTCGCACCCCTTTTCGCATAGGCATTTTGGGGCGCATCCGGGTAGGTTCCGTTGCCTGCGCTGTACTCCATATCTTACCTCCTCATTCTGTACATCCCCACTTCCTTCTCCCATGCTTTGTCAGCTCTCCATGCTTCGGCTTCTGCTGACGAACCAATAGTGGCTACAAGCAGGATTGCCACGACCGGCATTAAGTAGTAAATCGTGTTCATGCTCTCTCTTCCCTCCACTTGTTAATCATCATCATGAAGTCAACCGATTCATCCGCAGGACGGTCTTTAATAAAGTTCTCAACAATCCACCTAACCGGGATTGCTTCAACCGCCTCTTCTTCTCTCAGTGCTTCTTTTCTCGCTCCCCCTGGCGGGCCAACGTGTACTCTGTCATATTCTGCAAGTAAAGCCTGCCTGCTAATTAAATCGCTCATCCCGTCTCCTCTCTGCAATAAATCCTTTTGTAAAGTCGTTTATAAGCCAAGATATAACCTCGTGTGGGAGATACCGCCCATGCAAATCAAACGACTTTGTGTGATATGCCAATAGCCAACCTAATACTTCTATATAATCTGGCTGTGCAGGCGGCAAAAGCGCATCATAGCTGCCGCTGTCATCAGCAAGTTTTTCTTTCAAGCCCGCCTCGTACATCTGCTTATCATGGCTTTGCATCCATCCAGATTCTTGCAAATGCTCTATCGCCTGCTCGTCTGTAATTTCCGGCTGTACAGATGGTAACGGCGCAACTCTTTTATCAATCGCTTGAGTTATTTTCTTATACAATTCTTCATCGTATTTGCAATTACCATCGCATCCTCTGTCGTTGCACATTGGGTTTCTGCACATTTCACATCTGATCTCTTCATCAAGACCGTCCGTGTCAATCGCCAACCGTCCTTCAACAAGCTCCTTCATCCAAACCATCCTTTCTTCTCAGGCCGTGTATTCCACGCATCTTCCGCATCCTCTTTCTGCTGATAGGCAGGAGTTTCGGGATGAACCGGACACGCATCATTGGTGCAACCTACTGACCACATTGCCTTACCAACGCCCCAGGTGGGAGACTGTTTAAAGAAGTCAGCCAGACCGCCGCAGAAGGGACAATCTTTAAGATTCCGTCTCTGCCACCATGCCATTTTCTTCTACCTTTCTTTCCGGGAGTGCAAGAATTTCGGAGATAGGAGAATGTCCATAGTTCGTTTTGCCTTTACCGCAACCATCTCCCCAATCTATAGGGCACTCATTACACTCAAGGCCATGCTCTTCCGTATACTCACAGAGATAGCAATGGCAGTCAATATCAATATCGCCATGCTCCACACACCATTTAATTTTAAAGCGCACCCTCGCTATAAAGCTCGGGTTATCCCCCAACTCCTTCTGCATTGCCGTCCACATTTCTCTGTGCTTTTGCAGAGCTTTTTCCCTTGTCAGCATTGCCGTCACGCTCCTCCTTTCAACATCTTTTCAAGCAATTCCTCATAGAGCCTCTTATAAACATCCCTCTCAGCATTGGCCTTAATGAGATCAACGGGAATCGGCTTCACCTTGCATTCGTGAGGTTCAAATACCTCGTCCAGTACAACCGGCAGTTTCTTCTTCATCTCAAGTTCCGCCCTCAGTCGTTCAATCTCTTCGTTGGCTATCTCAAGTTCAGCAGATGTGCTTTCGTAGAGAGACTGATACTTCTGTGCCTTTTCTCTGGCAGTACTAAGTTCACTCGCCGTATCGACCGGAATAAACTCACCACCGCAGAACTTCGCCAACTGTTCAAGCAACATCTTCGTATCATCAGGAGAGAGCGGTCCTAAATCCTCACCAAGTCGGCTTGTACCAATGTTAATGACCTTGCGAGGGTCAACCATATAGTTGTCAACCTCAATGATGTAGTCGCTTGAATACGGAATACTTGTGTCCAACTTGTAGCCAACCGCCACCTGTTCGTAGATTTTCAGCGGAACCACATAAGCAGGATTACTTCCGTTGGTATAGATGTGTCCGACTGTCGGAACAAATGCGTTCCTGATTGCTACACCGGCTGTCGGGTCATGATAGCCCTCGCCGTTTCTCATAACGTTCAATTTCTCACCTCCACAAGAAATCTTCTGGCATCCCAACTTGGAAGGGAGCCGCATCACCGTCCATAAAAGGACCATTGTCAGTATCTTTAGCTTTGAAATCTCTCCGGCTTTTAGGTGATTCTCGGACCACCTTCTTGCCCTCAACAATTCCAACTTCCTCAAACCTCATTGAATCGCCATTGAACGACAACTCAATCTTCACGAATCGAGGCCCCTGCCTGTTTTTATCAACCTTGAGAATTTTCCTCTTGTTATCATCCTTGTCGCTGTTCCACAAAAGCCAGATGTTAGACGCATCCTGCTCCAACGCACCTGATTCTCGCAACTGGTCAGAAGTAGGTTCACCGTTATCATCGTTAGCCGCCGCCCGGTTGAACTGCGAAAGAGCAATCACATGACAGTGAAGATCGCTTGCCATCTGTTTCAGCCCACGGCTTACCTCAGTGACTTCCTGGACACGATTACCTTTGTATCGGTCAGAGGAAGAGACAAGTTGTAAGTAGTCAACAATGACCACATCAAACCCTCTCGATTCACACTCAGCCCTCATTCCGTCAACCGTGTAGGATTCCTCATAAAGCCGTAATGTCTCGGACTTTTCAAGAACATCATTAGCTTTGCGGAACCGCTCTTCTTCATCGTTGGTGTAGGCAACCGCTTTCTTCAATCTCGTCAGGCCGATGCCACTAATCGCAACTACGAATCGCTCATAGCATTGTTTCTGTGACATTTCCAGGGAGAAGAATCCAACCTTCTTACCGCTGTCAGCAATGTGCTTTGCTATCTGAGTGACCAGTGCCGATTTACCGACTGACGGCCTTGCGGCAATGATCGTCACATCGCCAGGAGCAAGCTGGACAGTTTCATCGAGAAGAGGAAAACCAGTATCGTAAGGGGCTTTGGCTTTGTCGCAGAAGTAGTCACCCTTGTACATCCTTGCAACTTCGGCAAGCGTCTTACCTCTGTCTGATTCCTCCTCAACATCCATCAGACTTTCAGCTATGGCTTTCAGCGTTTCGGCCCTCTCGCCAATCGTCTGAGGAGTGGCAACCTCAAGGCCACCATTGACAAGACCGTTATACTTCCAGACCGCCCACTGTTTCCGGGCTTCTCTGGCATATCTCGGTGCAAGCGCAGAAGTCTCAGAGGTTGTGAGCGCATCTGTCAGCCGATTGATAACTACCTCTTTCGGTACGGCATCTGAGGAACAAGTCTCAGCGAGGATTACCGCATCGACCTGATGATCGGCTTCAACCTCATTGCCTATCGTAGTGAAGAGCAAACGGTTCAAGGCATCGTAGAACATTTCGGGCCGGATAATCTTCTCGACCTTCTTCCACTGCTGATTGTCAGTTACCAAAGCACCGATAAGTGCTGTTTCAGCCCTTGTGTCCATCGGCTAAATCCTTCAAGTATTCAGTGAGGGTCCCCACCTCATTGATCCGTCCGCTTATCTCACATTCCCTTACATGGTCCTCAACGAACATCAGGACATTGTTAGGGGAACCGATAGCAGTTACCGCTCTGTCGAACTCTTTCCAACAAGCCCTTGCATCCTCATGATAGGCTCCGGGGAAGAACGCCCGGCATTTATCAAAGCACTCTCGCCAGAGAAGGACCTGGGCCTTGGAATCCTCAATATCCTTCTTGAAAAGGCCAAGAGCAGCTTCTTTAATGTTCGCCGGAAGAGGGAACCGCTCGTAAGGATGAACCACGCTTGTGTAAGCCTGAACGCCCTTGAGAGCGTATCCTTCGGGAATGTCCTTCAAGACTTCGTACCACACGTTGACCATGTTCTCACCGGGAGCATCGAACTGTCCGTATCCGATTCCTGACAGCCATTTGAATACCTTTGTCAGCTCACCCTTCTTCATTTGCCCACGCCTCCATATCGAACTTAGGCTCGTCAGCGTCTTCGCCATCAACAGGCCATCTTCTGTGTTTTTCAAGGCTGTCCCACACAATCCCCATGTAGTTAGAGGCCATGCTCGTGTGAACCGCCTCCCTTACAGCGTCCACGCCGTAGTCATCTACCGCAGAGATGAACTTGCCAATCAGCGTAACCATTCCCCTCTCAGAATCGTAGTGATTAGAAGTCCTGGGCTTCTTCTCGTCCTTGTAGGCCATCCATTCCTCAATGAGTTTGATGAGGTCTGGGTTCTCGTTTGCCCTTCTCACACATTCTTTATCGTTAAGAGTAAGAATATATTTAAGGTTCTCTATATTACTATTAGAGTGTTTAAAAGAATTAGATATAGAATTAGATATAAGAGTAAGAGGCGTCCGTGGACCGTCCGTGGATTCGTCCGTGGATTGTCCGTGGACTGTCCGTGGACATTCTTCAACTAATTTAAGTTTAGCCCTCTCATCACGCTTTCTAAGCCTATCCCTTTCCTTCATTGCCTCCATTCTGTCTACACTTTGATACTCTGACCATCCAGGAATGAGGATCGCACCATCACTCATCTCAATCATGTGCAGTTTCGCAAACAGATTAAGTGCAAGCTGTACGGTATTCTCCTCAAACCCGAACTCGTCAGCTATCATCTTGGGGCTGTAGGGGATTGTGTCTGCCAGAATCAGCATCCCACCAGAATTGCATCTTCCTGCCATTGTCAGCACCGCAATCCAGATAAGGAGCATCCTGTCTCCGTCAGGCATTGTACGGATGTACTTGATTTTCGGATTGTCAAACATATCAACCGTAATCTTGATCCATTTAACATCCCCCATTTACTCGTCCTCCTTCGACCATCCTTCGAGCAACGCTGTATTGAAAAAATCCCACTGTTTCCTCGTGGCTCCCTTCGGTTTGAAAAAGAGAGCAACCGTAGCGAGTGAAGGACCAATTTTGACTGTCTCACCATGAGGCCCCACTGCAACCTCGAATGAGGCAATGTGAGGATAAACGCCCCTGAGGACAGCATATTTTCTCTTTAATCCGGGAGCGATTTCCCTTGCGTCACCGTAAAGTTCAAATTCGCATCCGATATAACGCATCAGAGCATCCCTAACGGCAATCCGAATATCTTTGTGCTTGGGAACCTCAACACCGTAATGCGGTGCATACTTGGGCAAACAGGGCATTGTCATTTACCTCCTAACAGTTCAACAATCTTCTCGGCAGCTTTATTTTTCGGGCAGAACACGAACTTCACGCCGTACTTCTTCTCCATCGTCAGCATGGCTTTCGCAAGTGTAGGACCACTCGCAGGACCAACTTTCGGTTTAGGTCCCTTCTTTCTCAGCCAGATAACTCGTCTCAGATTATTCCACTTGAACACATCCTCAACCGTCTTGCAGTCATCGTCCTCAATGAGAACATAGAACTTGGCTCCGGCTTCTTGTGCCTTGATACATTCGTTACGAAAACGCTCATGCTCGTGAGTATGAGAACAAATGTTACCGCAAACTTCTGACAGGCTGTTCTTCCGGTCCACAGCTACCTTTACCAGTCCGTCAAAGTCCTTCTTCTGGACGCTTCTCTTCGATGCACCGATGACCGTCAACTTGTGGATAATCTCTGGCGTCATCTCAATGTAGTCACCAAAGGGCAAAGGATAGAAGTAGACAGTGTGACCAAGGTAAATCAGCTTGCGATGGTTGAAATCGTTGCTCTGCTTATGTGAGCCTGTTACCTGGTTAATGTCGCTGATTATTCGCAATCGTGTACCTCCACCCCGAATATCTTCCTAATGTCCTCCGCAAACTCCTCAATGGCATCCTTAGTGACCTTTTCGGCCCTCTGCATTGCGGTCTTGCCGAACCACTTGCGCTTGAAATAATCCACATCCTTGCGGTATGTATCTTCTCCGGTATCTCCACAAGCGTACCAGTCGTAACTGTGAATCAGGCAGAAAACATCGAAGATCAATTCACTGATTTCCACATCCTCAAACACGTTCTTCCTGCGGACACGCTTTCTCGCATCCTTCAGGTCTTTTAAGCTT